ATTTCTAATAAGTGTATCATTATGATATTTGAACGTGCTAATATTAAACTCAGCTAAAAAATAATTATGTAGTAAAATAGGCATAATAAATGTACTTGTCTTTACACAGAAGTAAATAGTGTAAAGAATAGGGATGTTAAACGGTATATTATTATATGGATTTTTACATATTAAAGGCGATGGGAAAAAATAGGTGGAGTTGGTTAATGCGGCGTTTATCATATTAACCAAGTCTCCTAGTTTAAATAAATATTTAGAACCCTCTTGAAATATCGTAATCACATTTGTCTGGGTTTCATCAATAGGGTTTAAACATAAATCGTGCGCAATTTTGACGGTAGCTTTTTTATATTTATATAGGTGCGCAAATTTGGATAATGCATAATAAGTGCGCTGAACTTTACAAAATACCTGTAATACTTCTGCTTTTACTTCTAGTGTTACAAATGGATTGTTTAACATTTCATCCAATAACCAAAATTTATAAAAAATGAATTTTTTTATACGGGGTCTATTTGAAATACTTACTCCATATTTCAAACTTAATTTAAACATATAATCATAATATAAACATTGTGTTATAGAAACGTTTTGTAATAATACATGACGCCAATATTCATGATGATATCCACTAAGTGGTAAAAAAAAACTAGTCGCTCCTATATGTGTTTGAATTATATAATATATACTAATCATAATAGATATTATACTACATTTTTATATACTTTGTTTTGTAATTAAGAATTTGGGGTGTTGTTCAAAATCCAGGATTATAACTATTATCTCCTCCCATATCTATCACTTTAATACTTGTCACATTATTCTGAATAGTCAACTTAGCAGTACTACAGGGCGCATCCGCTGGCTCAGCTACACTGAACATAGATTCTATTGCTCCATCAACGTCTACATTTTCGTATTTCACTGCTTCCTCCAGCTTGTTCATTTCTTCAATATCCAACACCACTTGAAATGAACTAGTGCCATATAATCCTTCTTGACCACACATCACATTGGCAGACACCCCTCGTAAATTATCCAGTTCGGCATGTCTTGCTGCCTTCAAGAACATCTCGGGCGTCTCCTCAAATGAAGCCTTTGCAATAGGTCCAATGTTATCATTATTGATGCCATGTCTAAAGATAGATATCAGTTTATACGTAAATGCCATCCTGTCGCATAACAAACACATATGATGATAATTGATATAGGTGCCGTCAAACTCAATAACTTCTGCCAACTCATTATAAATAGTTTGTCTAGCAGCTTCAATGCCTAACGTATCGTAAATTTCTATAATATTGTTACTGAATGTTCTAGTACCATCAATATAATCCAAGGCCAAGATGCTCATCAAATTAGTACCAATTGTATCTAGAACCCAGATATCCTGTTTTTTATACGTACCTTCTTTTTCAACTAGATTATTTTTAATCTTTCGCAATATTACTTTATCAATTCCTTTGATGCCTCTAATCACTATATTCTGAAGTAGCTGGTCCTGGAAATTTTTCAACACATAAATTTGGTCGGACTGGTCTAGGTCACTCACCTTGGCCTTCTTTTGTGCTCCTTTAGACCCTGTTTTTAGTACATTGTTCATTCTAACACGAAACACTAATTTATCCGAATTATAATCTGAGTAGACACAGCTGATTTCATCACCATAACTATTTTTCAGAGTGAAGTTAATATCGTCCATGGTAATATTTTTCTCTAACATTACCTCGGCATCCATGCTCATTCTCATCACCCATTTAGATTTTTCATTAGTATCTTCAGATATTGTCGCGTTGGCGCATTCATCAAACATCGTTTCAAACGCCTTATATTGCGCCATAGTGTTCTTATCCTCATCTATCAAGGTGTTCAAATCATCCGGGTCAAAGCAAATCTCTGTAGATTTCACTAACTCCGCGAGTTTGGTATGTTCTAACATATACATGATAGATTGCGCTTTGTTTTTATCCGTTTCATCCTCCGGTTTTAGGTATACCGTTAATGACGGATTCTTCGGTTCTGATGATAATGATAAGATTTCCTCAATTCTGGGAACACCACGGGTGACGTTAGACTTGCTAGACACCCCTGCGAAATGAAATGTATCGAACATTGTAAGACCGTTATAGATGTTAAAAGTTCTTGTATCTGCGATTGTTAGGTCATAAGCATATTTTGTTGTATTTGGCACTTCTTCAATACTTTTGATTTTATCAAATAATACATCAACATATGATTCCTTTGTTCTAGGTTCAAATACTATTTTACCATCAATCTCATTGGGTACAGTCAAATATTTATGATTAATTTCATAATTACGCGGGTACGTATAGTCTCTTAGGAGTTGTGTATTTACAATTTTATAATCTATCTTGGTATTTAATATATGTGCTAATTTTTGTGCTTGTTTATTTTTAACTAACAGTGTATACATTTGATGAATGTTTTTGCTTAGTGTGCCTCTATTATTTGAATCTTGCTTTTTACATTTATAAATATAACCATAAATGCCCAAATTATTTAATATTTGTTGTACATCAATCAACATTCGTTTGCTAACTGATGCCATGGTAATTTGTTTTGCAATAATATCTAGTGACCCATCTCCTCCAATATACCCATCCAAGAATCCCTTTAAGCATTCTTTATTAGAGAATATAATTTTATCACTAATGAATTTATTATGGCTTAACTTACCACATAATTGGTCTAAGATATGACATAATACTGTATTGTAAATACGCAAGTCTTGACTAGTCCATCCGACCTGCCCTTTGTCTTCATGTTTATAAATTTTAGTAGTTAGATTCCATTGCTTACATAACTCTTGAATAGGTTTAAAATATTCAATGTCATTATTCGCTATAGACATTTGGAATTTTGTCATACATCCTTCAGCTGCGTAGGAGCCAACTAGGTAGCCGAAATTATAGTCAAGTGGAATTACTTCAGGAATATTATATGCGTTCATATTAGTCTGTTTCATATACACACAACCAGGATTGAATCCAGTCTTGGTCTTACAGCCATTTCGTAATTTAATACCAACCTTTTGAGTAAATGTATCACTGCGTTTATATGGTAATGTAAACGTTTTGCCATGATGCTTCTTCCACCAATGAACCTCGTGCATGACTGCTTTCGCTTTATCTATTTCAGAGGTATATACATATTCTGATGGAGGTAATACTGACTTGAGATTCAGTTCATGTGTTTCAGTAAATTCAATCTGTTTGGTACTTACTGGAAGATAATCGCCTACTTTCAAGCTGTCGCCATCCGCTGCTACAATTTTACCATTAATTAATTTCAAGAATGATTTGGCTTTGGTAGCAATAACTTCACGATTTTCATGGGTTGTCACCTTAATCATGGTATCAGTTCCATCTTTATTAATCACTGGATGTCTTGTTACTGCTTCTATTTCTTTCCATAAAATATCACCACTTTCATTGCATGACGGAATTTCATAATATTCCCCCATTTCAGCATATGTAGTATCCTTATCCTTATAATATTCTAATTTTTTAGGAGCAGCAATATGTTTTTCAATGAAATCTCCGATTTGTACCTTTTGAATATATCCAGCACGGTCACGCACTATAATCTCAGTTTCATAGGTAACCGAGTTTAGTGTGTTATGAACGATGACACCATAATCCGTCATAAATGTTTGGTTCGCTGGAACAGTGAAATCATATACATATTCTGCCTGGTCTGGTGTATATAACTCAATCTTGACGATTTCATCCCAGATGACATTAGAGTTGGCTGCCTGGTTCAAGATACGCAAGTCATCCTTAATCATATCGGCGCTGGAGTGAGTTTCAAAGATTTCAATATATTTTTGTAATGTTCGGCGACCGATGGATTCTTTTTTAATCCAGCGACCATAATTCCGGCTCTGACCAGGTAATTTCAACATCTGGCCGCACCTAGCGATTACTTCGCCTAGACCATTAATTTTATCAATTTCATCAGACAAGTCATGAGCGGATTCTCTAGTGGAATAATTGACTAATTCGTTTAATTTGTCTGAGTGTACTAAACTACCAATATGTTCCTTATATAAGGCGCTATATTTCGCTGAAATATACAAATTGTACATAGCAGAACCTCTTGTATGATTCTCTTTGATGGAGCCAAATATACCGAAATAATTCAATAATAAGGCCATATCTTTAGTCAACTGCTTGCTGCGACTACATGAGCGAATTTGATGATGAATTGGGTCATTTTGGAAATTACCATCACCATCAAAGTATCCTTGAATTAGTCCTGCTTTGCATTCGTTCGGCGCTAAGAATATGAAATCGGGAATACGCTTTACAAAGGACCCATTGTCGCATGTAGCTAATATAAAATCTGCCAACGGTTTATGACTGAAACTAGTAGTTACACCAGGACCATATTCTCCTGGTTTAGTATTTAATCTACACTCCCTTCCAAATCTTGTTGCGAATTTTTTAGTATTTTCAATGAAGTGTTGTGAAATATTCGTAATATTAATAGCGCCAGTGACATCTTGTACCCCTGGTTTTTTGCTCAAGTTACCTTCTGCCAAATAAGCCCCAATAAACCAGCCAAACAAATAGTCCAGTTTAAATTCTTTAGAATCAATAACGATGGTCTCGTTGACAAATGTGTTATCAATATGTTTAGCTACTGGGATGCGCATACCAACTGCCATGTCTGACCCGACGATTGGTTTCACAGTTTGGTCCTTACGAATAAGATGTGAATGACTTGGCGTAGTATTTACGACGCGTCCACTTTTCGTGGTAACTTTCATTAGTTCGCCATTAACAGGATGTCGGCTCACATGCGAAATCTTATTCCAATGCGTTTGCTCGTGTCCATCTACACCAACAATATAGTATTCATCATCTAGCGCTTCTAGCAATGTTTCTACACTATCTTCGTGACCAGTATTGAAGGTGTATTGGGGTAATTGTGTAATTAAATTGTCACATAATTTCCCAATTTCTCCTGAGAGCATAGAAATTTTGTGTGTATTTTTATTTTTTTTTACACACCTAATATGCTCACAAAACATGACGCTCATCTGAGTTGTCGGCTCGCCAATGCTCTGCGCCGCAATCATCCCCACCATTTCACCAGGTGCAACAATTGCGCGTTTATAATTCATACTAATCATTTCAAGCAACAAGATGAGAGCAGCACGATTAAATCGTTTTACAAACAGTAGGTCTTTGGGTGACAAGTAATAATAATAGAGGACCTTGAACAACGACGTGGGAGGAGCAAACCGAATCTTTTCCAAATTGGCATAAGTATTCTCTATTAATTCAAAGGCTTCCATTGGGGTAATATCTACCAATGAATTTGCGTTGATGTTTTGTTGACCCTGTACGTTATTAATAATATGACCAAAAGCTACTGGAATATTCACAACGCTGTCGCTCTTGTTCTTGAATACATTCTTAATGATTTCGGCACGTGCCTTAATCATCATGTCAGTATATTCCTTACACTTTTCCTGAGCTGCGGGCATCTGTTTCTTACTCCGAGTAAGAGCCTGTTTAATAAATATTTGCGATAAGGCCTTGGACTTTGCATCATCTGGAATGTTGAAGTGTGCGTAAATATCCTGGATGCTCATCGTGACAATAGGAATTTGCTGATTCTCCACCTTGATAGTGTCAATATTATCATCACTATAGGCGAATTGAACCACCTTGCTTTTATTATTTCGTACAGTCATGTCGTAGTTTACCATAAGGTCTTCCATGCCCTTGATAAGTCGGCGCTGGATGTATCCAGTGGTGCTGGTGTCACGCACCTGAAGACCGTTTGCTAGTCCAAAATTAAGGGTAGTTGGGATAGTCAAGTCATACATTTTTGGATGATTTTCTACACCAATGACGTTTATTTCCACTATCTTATCTAATACTACATCATTGTATGTTTCAAAATTACGATGAGACACTGTCCATACAACACGGTTCATCTTGTGTTGTTTGTTTTCCTCAATTAGTGGAATCTTTTCCTTAAATATTTTACCCCACTGAGCGCGAATTGTTAATCTATAGGTTGGTTTAATATTTTTAGTTCCAAGATTATTTGATTTGAGTGGTGTCATGAACATTTTTCCGAAAATTCCAAGTCGCGAACATAACATGGTAACACCTTCAATAAGACGTTTTGACGCGGAACCTACTTCAACTGATTTTTTGCCAATAGTTCCGTCTCCTGAGAAATAGCCGTTTAATAATCCAATGTTAAAGCAGTCTGGCGCAATAAATGCTTCGGTAGGAACATATTTATTGGCTGCTCCACTACCAACTAATTTAGTTAGGAATGTAGACAATATCGTTGATGCTCCAATCACACTGTTTGATTTACCGCCAATTTTATTTATTCTGGTGGATTCAGTCCAATGAATTGCGTGTTTATCATACCACTGTTTTACGAATGAAGTAATATTTTCATTATTGTTAGTAATAGATACAGTCTTTTTATCAGCATGTCCTTCAGCCAAGAACAGTCCAATGAAAATCCCGTTTTCTTCATTTAACTCAAACGTGTCTGGGATTGACATGTCTGTACGAACACCACCATAAGGATAAATATACCCATCTTTAATATTAACTACATTTGAGCGAACCAGTGTTCGTTGAAGCGACGATTTTTTGGAATACGGCAGTGTAAAACTAGAATGATTATTCTTGTCCCACCAGCCAGAAGCAATATGTTTTTTGTTTGTCATTGCCTCTTGCATCATTCGCATGGCTGTGTTAAACTCTGAACCATACACATACTCGTCCTTTGATAAATAAGCAGTCATGTCAATACTGTTCAAGATTACAGGGGGCTGACATAACGCGCCTGTCACTGGAACACAATCACCTACTTTAATGTCCGGCGTGAGCATCTCCTTCATCTTTTTCGTTTCAGGGTTCCAAATCAATAGAGATTTGCTTTCCGTAACAATGACGTTTCTGCCTCCACATGTTTTAATTTCATATAATTGTGTTCCAGGGTCGTGTCTGGTGATTGCACTGACCTCGCCCCAGGTTACAATACCATCCTCATCTGTTGTCGGAATATACACGCAGCCATTCTTAATATTTAATAGTTCCATTTGTCTTTCTGTAAAATGTTGAACACTTGACTGATTCTGTACATCATCTAGTTGCGTATCAATCCATTTACCAATTTCAGTATATTTAGCTTGTTGATTTTCAATTATAACTATTGGTGTTTCCCATGTAACACTTTTCACGGCAGTGTCAATCAAACCCACACGACCACCCATGGCGTGGAAGAATAATTCTTGAGGACTTAATCCATTAATGTACGAGCTTTCAACAAACCCACGGGGGCCTGGTGAATCATCAAACTTGGTGAAATGCGGTAAGGTGCGATGTTCAAACCCGTAAGGAATACGTTTGCCATCCACGTTCTGCTGTCCTAGGCAGGAAATCATCTGTGAAATGTTCAGTTCGCCACCCTTAGAACCCGCATTAACCATGATGACAAAACGGTTATCATTACTCAAACTTTTTAATCCAATCTTACCTGCTTCAGCAGATGCCTGATTCAGGATATTATTAACTCGTGTTTCAAATTCTTCATTATTTGTCTTTCCAGTGGAATTCTCAAAGATGCCGAGTTGGGTCTGGTCAATCAGATTCTTCACCTCCGTCTTCTTATCTGTAATGACACGCACAATGTTCTGGTTGGTTTTCTTATCGGAAATCAAATCGCTGATTCCAACACTGAATGCGCTGGATTTCATGTATTCCGTAATGACGTTCTGTAAATCGTCAATGAAATTGGAAGAAGCCATGTTGCCGAAATCGTTACAGACACGATGAATCAGACCTTGGGAGCCTGAGCCTAGAACACTCTTCACCATTTGACCGCGAATATAATGACCATTCTTAATTTCTAATACATTTGGTTTTTTTTCTTCATCATTATTATCCATCTTATATGTGATTGTCAATGGAGGCATGATTTGGGATAAGATGTCAAAGTTGGACACTATTTGTCCTTTTGACAGCAATTCTACGCTATTTACACGATTGAACATCATCAATAGATTCATCGCATCACGCTGATTGAAATGGATGTTTTCTCTGGTGAAACGATAGCATCCAAGCATGCTATCTTGATAAATGCCAATAATTGGCGAATTATTTGCTGGACTAATTATTTGATATGGCACGGCGGCCAAATTACGCAATTCTGCGTCGGATTCCACATCTTGTGGCATGTGTAGATTCATCTCCATGAATATCCCAAAGGTTTCCCAGTGGGCCGGAATACACCTTAAGCCTCATCAGGTTGATTAGACCATCATTTGAGACCCATAACCGTCTACTCTCTGAACCTTCCCCATGCTCTATCATAACGAGTTTAGGGGCTTGGCGGCTGATTATCCAATCCTTCACATTTTTACCATCGGGGTCAGCTATTAACTGAGATCCTTACATAAGTTTCCTAGTGTAAGTGGTAGTGAAGGCTCTAAGGAACTTCCAGCAATTTGGTCATGTTGCTAATTGATTCTTAATATTATTTACAAATTCAATCGCACTTATTTTACTTTCTTCTAATGAAATATGAACTCCACCAAAATCCGCTTTATTTCTATCTATATAAACGTACCAACCATATTGCTCTTGATTTCTTTTTAACGGTTTGATATATTTTTCAACATCATCGTCTATTTTTATCACATTTTTAAACCGTTCATATTTTTTATCTTTAAAATAATTGATAACACCATTGGACACACGTTTTTTGCTTTCGTCACTATGAGTAAATACACTACCACCGGTTTTAAGGTTGTAGCCATTAGGAAATAAACTATTTAATTCCTGAATGTAATGTATTTCACGCTCATTTGCGTCACAAATTTCACAACATTCTATTAACTCAACTACAAAATCATGAACACCATACTTTCTTATGGCATTATTTAAATAATGTGATTGGTTTTTTTTTGTTGAAAACGCCTCTGATATATGGCATCTAAATCTGCCTTCGTGTCCATATGGTCTATATCTTTTATGATTTAAAATGTGAGATACGGCTTGTCCTACATATATTTTATTACTTGTTAGATTAATTATTTTATAAATTTCGCAATATCGGTTGGTTGGTTCGTCTATAATTATGTTTGATAGATTTAATCGGTTTGATAGTTCCATTGTTATAGTAGAAGATTATATTTTTAAGTGCTTTTGTTAAAATCAATTAACTAGGGAGTTGCACGCTTTTAACGCTCCCTGTTGAGGACAAGATGTCTATCCCCGTCGAAGTCTGCATTGTATGGTTTAGTGTCAGCGACGTTCATTCTAAAAGTGTCGCCTTTACTCATAATCTTCGCAATATGGCACATCATGGACATACGATGTAGAGTAGGTTGTCTGTTAAATAGAATAGGGTCGCCATTCATCATATGTCTATGAACGATGTCGCCTTCTTCTAGAACGATAGACTTTCTATCAATATATCGCAAGGTGATGGATTCGCCATTGCGTTTCTCCAGGATTTTCGCACCAGGATGAATATCTGGACCATTCTGTACAAGTTTCAGTAAGAACGCCATATTCACACGATTAACCGTGACCGGTTTTGTGATATTCTTTGCGATTTTCATAGGAATACCTAATTCCCGAATGGAAATATTCGGGTCAGCCGTGATGACCGAACGAGCGCTGAAGTCAACGCGTTTCGCCATCAGGTTACCCCTCATACGCCCACCCTTTCCATTTAATCTATCCTTAATAGATTTCAATGGTCTGCCAGAACGCTGCGCCACTGCAGCCACCCCAGGAATTTTATTATCCACTTGAGTAGCAATGTAGTATTGTAGTACAGTTGTCCAGTCTTCAATCACATTCGCAGGCGCATTATTCTGTATTTTTTCTTGTAATGTTTTATTCGTTTTAATAATATTCACCAAAATATGACTGAGATCGTCTTCAGAACGCTGTTGAGCATCGTGTTTTACAGAGGGCCTTACAGCAGGAGGCGGCACTGCCATAACTTGACAAACCATCCAGTCGGGTCTAGACCATACAGGACTGAACCCCATAAAGGATACGTCTTCGTCAGAAATTCGCTTGAATATCTTAATTACTAACTCAGGAGTTAGTTTAATCACAATATCGCCGTTTTCTTCTCCACCTCCGCCGCCTCCTCCACCTTCATTCTTCCATTCAGCAAAGATAGACGCTAATCCTTCCTTACGGATTTTATTCGGTTGTAAACAGCCACATCCATCCTCAGTATCTTCACCGCAACGTTTAATTTTACTTGCTAGACCAAATACATATTTCCAACGATTATCACCAGACAATTTGAGGGCCTGCTTGTATTTTTCCTTACTAATTAATAATTTACTACACTTGAAACAGACTGCTCTCAAAATTTTTAGAATAGTATTAAGATACTGGATATAGAACACAGGACGTGCTAACTCAATATGACCAAAATAACCGGGAGTTTGCATATAATCAAGACCATCGGTAGGGCATATTAGACCTGGTTCTAGGACACCCATACGCGGGTCAAACAGTCCACCTATAACAGGTTTATTATTAATATAAGTATCACGACTCGTAATTTCAGCAACAGACCCATTCCGAATTTCTTCAGGGGATAAGATGCTAAATTGAATCCCAATAATCTTTGAAGAATTATTGATACTGTCTGTGTTTTTGAACATTCTTCCTATAGTACTATAATAATAATATTTAGATGGTTTAAAATGGAATCAATTTTATTTTATACATAATATATTATCTTTAATCCATTTTGGATAAAATATTATGAAGTTATCTCGTCAATACAGAAATTATATCATCAAAATAAGGCGATTGTTTTAAATCTCCATCGGTTTTATTTATACCAAAACAAGATGAAATTTGTTTAAATTGAATATCTGTATATGTCGCAAAGTTGTTACCATATAATGCTATGTTAATTGCTATAGCTATCAATATTTTATTAGGAATAATAAAATCAAAATGTATTATATTATATTTTTCTAATAAATTATTTAATCTACTATTTAGAAGTGACCCAGTAGATATATTTTCTTGTGTCAAACGGTCAGTAAATCTGTTACTTTTATCAAGCATATTTATTGTTTCTTGAGGGTCATCTGTTAAATTATGCATAAAAAAATAGTAATTTGCATCAGGATCGTATAAGTAATCGGAGAATGAATTATAGGTGGCATAAGTATTATTATAATATCCAGGCATCATTAATGAATAAGATAAATGTTCTTTCATAATATTAATAATTGCGTTTATAAAAATAAATAAATACACTGAATTGTGGCCTTGTGCGGCGTTAATAGTATTACATATATTATTGAAATTAAACGTATTGTTATTAAAATAATGTGTTAATAATAGCTTCAATCCAGATGTGTAATTATTTAATATAGATAATTGTAAAATGTCGTTACTAATACTTGATATAATGTAATCTAATGTAATAGATATATTTTGAAGTGTTGGATTAAATCTGAAATTGTATAATAACAATTCTTGAAAATTGAAATACCGTGCTAATTTATATTTTTTACCATCAACAATATCTACTATCATGGTATAAAATCCTAAATATTTTAAAAAAGAAGATAGCGGATTGTATTCACTAATAACGTTGTATTTAATGCTATCAGGTTGCGCATAATACCATTGAATATATCTAAAATAAGATAAATAGGTCATCCATGAATAGTACACATTAAACACTGCGTTATTATTGGTTCTTGGTACTAAATTTTTTAATTTCCAATTTAAAAGACTGTTTCCAAGAAAACGGGCACTTTTATTTTTTACATTAGCTAACACATCTATAGTCGGCGCTATATCTAATAAACTTCCTATTACATTACATTTTTTACCTCTCCAATTTGGTTGTATGTAGGGTGAATAAACTAAACATGCTATGTTTGTACCTTCATCATAATGATAACCTTTTTGTTTTAAACCATGTGCTGAAAGTAGTTCTCCATGGTCAGAAATAATAGTGACAGCTGTAGAATTTAACATATTATTATTATTTAAAAATTTATATAAATTATAAATGTATAAATCTGCTTCTATAACTAATCCGTAATAATTATTAATCAAATTTTTCCAAGACATAATGTCATTTTCATCAGTTGGTATAGTAGTTGCTATTTTTAAACTAGCCATAATTCCTGCAAAAAAAGCAAAAATACTATTGGATTCAGAATTAGTGGCATAATCTTTTTCAAACGATTCTTTAAATGGTAATGAATTTGTATTTGTTATATATTTAGTAAATGTATTTTCAAAATAATTTTTAATTAAATTAGGGTCTTTAGCATATGCTTGAGGAAATGCGTTACTATAATGATACGGATTTTTAGCATCATTATTATTAGACATCTCATTTATGTACTTTATTTGTTCGTCTATATATGGTGCCCAATATTGTAGTTGAGCTTTATCAGGTGTCAATGCGAAATTCTGCCAAAAATGTTGGGTATCGTGCGGGTTTTCCAAATGTAATTGTAGATGGAATGGTTGCGAATTATGTACTCTTGATTTTAAATATGGAATAGCGCCGATGTATTTTCCTGTTGAATCAGCATAATCTACTATTTTCAATGAATTGTTTACTTTAAAATTAAATATTGAATTATCCGCAAAATATCCCTGATTGGCATAATAATAAGTGTCGCCATAAGTATTGTAAATATCAAACCCGTAATTTCTCATACACCCTCTAGTATTTATATTAAACGCAGGAATTACAAAAGCATCAGTTGCTAGGGCTGAAACAAAGTGGTTTTTGCCATAATACGCAGTGTTAATACCATTTCTTTTTAAACTTTTTCCAATAGTGTCAAAATTAGTACTTAGTTGCGGGTTATATTCATATTGAAATTGGAAATCTATATTATCGCCAATATTTATATTTAATTGACTACTTTGAAAAGAACCTCTAGATGGTGAACAATCTTGCCTGTTATTATATATGTTAGTGAATTCTATACCAATTCCACTAAATGCTTGATACCCAGGCAGTATAGAAAGAATATATTTTGGTAATTTTTTATAATTTATTAATTGGTCACACACTACTAAAATAGTATTTAAATTTTTTTTAACATCGGGTTTAGGGACAGTTGTACCTGAGTTTATTCTTTTGGATTGAGAATTAGGATACACATAATTAAATGCTAAGTTCATTATAATATAATGTGTTATAATAATAAAATTGATTCCATTTTAAACCATCTAAATATTATATAAATATATAACACCATAATGCCTGCATCAGATAAAAAATCAAAGACATTTAACATGGATGACCGCAAGAAGTCACACAAGGATAGCGACAGCGATAGCGACAGCACAAGCGAAAGTGAGGAGGAGGAGGTCATGATGGATTCACAAGAATATAAAAAATTTCTAGCCAAAATATTTCCGTCACAATACATGAGTAAACAAGTTAATGATGGAGAGAAGAAGAAGAATAAGAAAGTAGAAGAAGAAAATACAGTTATTAATAAACGAACCCTAAGGTCTGATATTGTTAAAAATTTAACAAAAATGGCACAATCCGCGAAAGATAAAAAGGATAAAAATAAAAAAGGGAAAAAGGAAGATTCGCCGATTCAAGAAGGTAATTTTAATATTATATTTACTATTGGAAACGTTGATGAAGATGATGAAGATGATGAAGATAATTCTGATTATAGCGAAGAATTAGATGAAGACGACTCTGATTCTGATTGGATAGATGAGGATGAGGATGAGGATGAGGATGAGGATGAGGATGAGGAGGAAGATGAAGATGAGGATGAGGAGGAAGATGAAGATGAAGATGAGGAGACAGAAGATGAAAAAATTCCCGTGATTAAAAAACATGAGATTTCTTCATCACACACTATTAATAATGACTCTGAGGTAATAGAACAGTTGAAGGAATTATATAGTAAAAATAACAATCCAATGATTAAAAATTGTATAAAAACATGCGAACACACCATGAAACAAAACCAAAAACTTCTACAAAAGAAGGACAAGAAACTTAAACAGAAAAATGCCACATTATTCCGAAATATTATTCGTGACAAAAACACCATGAATGATTATACATTCTTCAACAAGTTAGACCTAGATGCGCAAGGCCGCATTATAACCGAATTACAAGAAATTAATAAACTAATTCGCATTGAAAAGCCATACAGGCTAACTCTATTAGAGGCAAACATTCCAACAGTGTTTAAGGCATCAGCCATGAAAAAAATCAGCTCACTGCGATATATGGAACCGGGTTCAGGCGAATATTATAAAATCAAACATTGGGTGGATGCTTTTATGCGTATTCCATTTAATAAATATGAAACCCTTCCTATTAACATCTCCGACGGAGTAGATAAGTGTCATGAGTTTATGGAACAAGCTCAAGCGACTTTAGACCAAGCAGCATATGGTCTGAATGATGCGAAAATTCAGATTATGCAGATGTTAGGACAACTGATTACAAATCCAGCAGCCATCGGCTCAACTATTGCGATTAAGGGCCCGATGGGTACAGGTAAAACCACTCTAGTAAAAGAAGGTATTAGCAAGATTTTGAACCGCCCATTTGCCTTTATTGCCCTTGGCGGAGCAACTGATAGTAGTTTCTTAGAAGGCCACTCTTATACTTATGAAGGTAGTACGTGGGGAAAAATCGTTCAAATCTTGATAGATAGTAAGTGTTCTAATCCAGTGATTTATTTTGATGAGTTGGATAAGATTAGTGACACGCCAAAGGGTGAGGAGATTGTCGGTATTCTCACGCATTTGACGGATACATCACAGAATAATCAATTCCATGATAAATATTTCTCGGACATTGATTTTGATTTAAGTAAATGTTTATTCATATTTAGTTATAATGATGAAAGCAAGGTGAACCCCATTTTGAGGGATAGAATGTATCGTATTCAGACAAAAGGGTATGATAAAAAACAGAAGACTATTATTTCGTCGCAGTATTTGCTGCCAAAAATTAGAGAGCAAGTGAAATTTGGCGACAGCGACATTATTATTCCCGACGAGACGATTCATCATATTATTGAAAATCATTGTGCTGGGGAGGAAGGAGTGCGTAATATGAAGCGATGTCTAGAGATTATTTATACGAAGTTGAATTTGTACAGGCTTATGAAACCTGGTACAAATTTATTTGAGCAAGACATGGCTTTGAAAGTGGAGTTTCCATTCACTGTTACAAAGGATATTGTAGATAAGCTTATTAAACAAGAAAAACCGGATAATATGGGATTGAGCCATTTGTACATATAAGGGGGACCTTACGGGGGCAAGCCCCCGTATTATTGTAAATATTGCTTAAACAACAACACAGTGTTATCAGTTGATTTTTTAACATCCGCCGCACTGCCTAATTCAACGTTCAATTCAGTAATATCTACATTTACCACATTTTTACCGTATAAATAATCTAAAATATTTATTCCTGAGGTCATAGTAATCCCGTGTTTAACAGTAGTGCCAGTAGAAGGAATATATTTAGGGTCTATAGAATCCACATCATACGACAAATGTACTGGGCTATCCTTAATAAAATCGTCTATTTTTGCGACAACATTATTGAAGTTAGTGTTAATTTCGTCAGGAGAAATATAACGTATATTATTTTTATAAATAATATCTTTTTCAAATGGGTCCAAACACCTAGAACCAATATATAATAAATTATCATATGTTAATTTATTTTTTATGAATGAAAAATGTGGGTCATGGCCTAACCCGATTAAAAAACTTAAAGGCATTCCATGGTAATGTTTTGAATTAGAACTTTTGTATGTATTGATGTCACCATGCGCGTCAAAATAAATAACTTTTGCATTAGGGTATCTATTTAGTGTATCCGCAATAGTAGCAATAGACATAGAATGATCTCCTCCTATGTTAACTTTTCGCCCAGGGATTCGCGCATTTGCTTTGTAAAGTATTTGAATGTTTTTGAATAAATTATTAGTTAATTTGAGAGAAGTGATTGTGTGTTGTTTTTTATTTATGAATTTTACCAACTGCGCAGGTGCCTTATCTACGCCTGGTTTAGTTTGTCCAAGCATATTTGGAAATAAAATAATATTTTTGAATTTACTCGGACCTTCCTTAATACTTCTATTTTTTACAGTGTATTTTTGTTTACTATTATTTAATTGTAATTTTGCAAATTTATATTCTTTTTTAGAATTTTTACGTGGTTTATTACAATCATTAATACCAAATAACGAAACTTCTTGATTACGTTGTTTAACGCGATGCTTTACAGTTTTGGGCATTATATATATATGCTTTTAAAAAAAACGTGGCAAAAAACTTCGTTTATATATGCTTTTAAAAAAGCGTGGCAAAAAACTTCGTTTTAAAACGAACTAAAGATTTTCACTTTAGGTAAGAACCATTCTTACACAGGGTACAAAGCCCCACCTTAAAGAACTTAAAAATATAATGTTATTATTATAATATGGATGAATTAATAGAACTGCGCACAAAGATAGAGAGAGATATTATTTTTTATTCTAGAATTGCTGAGGTTGATGTAGCAATAATAATAATTAATAATCTTAAATCATTATTAGATAATATTAATTTAAAAATTAATATGATATGCGAGCATGAATGGCAAGATGATTATATAGACATAGACCCGGACAGGTCAATTAAAATAAGATATTGTTTGGTATGTCAATGTACATGTTAATACTCGCTATAAGGCACATTATTTCCTCCGCGATTTATTAAATAGTCATATTGATTCACTGTCATACAAGCACAGCCCATGCTGTTACTGTATGTATTAGGACAACACTCCGGTTTGAAAGGGGTTGTTGCAAACATATCTAATTCACCTTTAGGTAAAGGCACTGGTTGTGGTTTACGATTTAGAATATTTTGTAGACCCTTGCTTTTTGTAGACCCTTTGGAATAAGTCAAATCAGGCATAGACCAAGAAGAGGTATTTACCGGGTTATTGTGTGCAAGACTGTATCTAGAAGATTCCCCGTAATTTGTGTTTGCTCCTACAAACCCTTCCTTTTTACCGCCAGTGGCAGTGTGCGCTACAGGAACCTTTTTAGCAAGAGCCCTCGCAGCCTTTTTAGGGGCGACAACCTTTTTAACCGCTGTAAAGGCTTCTCTCGCACTAACATGTGAACAAGAACATAATAAATGTCCAAATAAAATCCAAAATACTATTACCATTAAAATCAATATTTCCAATCTAAATTTATGTCCTAATATCACAATGTCCATAATTATACATAATTCATAGATAATAATTTTTATTATAACAGGTCTTTATAAAAATAAATCAATTGTCGCATTATAATCATAAAATTCTATGAACTCCACATTAAATGTTTGTTTATTTGTTAAAATATGATATAAAACGGGTTCTTTTACTTTATTTAATTGTTTAACTATATTATCCAGATTATCTAAAGTTGATATGAATTTTGAAGAAATTTTATAAGGTTTTATAATTAAATTAGGTCCGCCTTTAATTGTTACTAAATTATTTATAATATAAGTATATTGATTTAAGGATTGTCCATTTACTTTAACTAAACCTTCTACTTTATCTCCATTTGCTAATATGTCGCCGATTGAAATGTCCTTAATATACTTTTCTTTGTCATTTTTCATTTTGATTAATGTGTTGCCGACAAATCCTCCATCGTATTGAGAATGTATCATATCATTGGTTATTTTATTTGTTGTATTATTAAATTTTAATTTAATAATGTTCTCTCCATAAAGTTCATCCCAATCTGAAAAAATAGTATTATTTATTATAATTTCCTTGCTAGATGTATTCAAACAATAAATATATGGTTTGTTATATTTTTTTATTTGTTTACAGTCAGGGTGGTTTTTTACGCTTATCCATTTGTCATTATATTTTACCGTATGACATCCACTTACTACTATACCATGTAAATCATACATGTCCACATTTGCCGCATTTAATATGAGTGTAGCAGTAACACTCTCTCCATTTAACAATTTATCTCCTACTTTAACATCTATAATGTATTTATGAGTTCCATCATATAATGGGATTGGTGTATTTTTATCAAAACAAAAAGAGGGTTTGGACGGTAATCCAGGAATGCCTGGTGTATCTATATGTAACACGTCCTTTAAAAAGACCACTATAATAGCCATAGGTATAGAAATACCAAGAAACACCAATGAGGCAGTCGCTGCAAAAGGCCACGAAAATGGAACCATCCACAAGCCGATAATTATAATGACTAATATTAAAAGTATTTTAATAACAAACTCCGCAATAGCTCCTAATAATGATTTTAGAGTTAAATAACTGCCTAAACTAGTATAAAGCCCTGCAGTCATTACTCCCTGAACTTTTGACATTGTATCTGAAAACACGATTAAAATTTGTTGGATTGGGACCATAATGTTGGCAACACGTCCCATGATTTCTTGAGCAATATTAGCGAAATTGCCTCGTATATTAGATACAATTTTTCTAACGCTTTGAAGCGCATTTACGGCGTCTGCCATAATACTTTGAATAACATTTGTTGTATATACAAATGGTTGTAAGGCATTATTAGTTATAGATATTAAAATGCTTTGTATACAAAATGAAAAATTCTGTTGGGTATATTCGCCTGTAGACATGTGCGGAGGCTTATTAATTAATCCGGCAAAAGGGATATATACTGGATTACACCGTTGAGCTGCCCAATCATCTTTAATCGGCTGAACATTTGTCATTACGGAATAATATACATGAACGTAAAATACTATAGCAGTTATGATTATAAATAGGAATACAGACCCACCGTATTGGTCTAAATATGATAAATTGTCATATATTTTTTTGATTTCATTGGCACTATTTTTAATTTCCTTTGTATTATCCATATGGATAATATATAGATTATTATTTCTGAGATATAATACCGAGAGCATTCATATCATCAACCCTAGATTGGGCGAGAAATCTGGTCATGGCGTTATGGCTAGAACCGCCAGTAATAGTCTTAGACCTAGACCTGGACCTAGACCTAGACCTAGTTCTACGACTGGCTCTCGTTTTAAACCATCTATTCATTTTATTCTTAAATCGTTTGGTAGCCATTATAATATATCACTAGATTATTTCCCAAATTTTATAATATAATCTTCCCAATCCCAGAACATATATTTTCCTATTTTAATTTTATGGTCATGAGTTATTAAACAACTATAATAAGAGGATTTTACGGCATTTTGTGGTTGCGCCTCAGGATGTTCTTTAACAGGAATAAATTGTAATCCATTCAATATCATATGCGACCCTGTTACATATATGTCGCCTATTTTATATAATGGTTCAGGATTATTTATATTATCTATTTTCATAACAGCAGTTACGCGACTACCGCTGTCTAATATGTCTCCTAAATTCAAATCTTTAATAGCGACAACATTACCATTTTTCAAAGTGATTAATATGTCAGGATGAAAACATTTGCCTTGTAAAGATTTGACCATTTGTCCCGGAGGTCCATTCCACATACTTTGCATCGTTTTTCCGCTGCCATCCATAATATACATCATAGTAACCATCATTCCTACAATTTTTCCTACTAAATCTTTAATTCCGATGGTTATTTTTTGAAATTCAATAACAAGATTTAAAAACACGCCAAACACGCTTTCAACTGTAGACGTTATAAGATTTCTTATAGTGCTTACCACATTTCTTATCACATTTAATGAACCAGTGAGTTCGCTTCCCATAGACCCTAATAAATTAGTAGCATATGTAAGCGGTTGTAGCAAATATCCCATATAACTAGATTGTATATTCTGAACACAATATGTGAAATCTGTCATAATATTGTTAGATAATGGCATGTACAGCGGATTACATCTGTATTTTTGCCAATTATCTCTGATTTGTTTTATAGATGAAAAATAATACATTGCAACAACTTGTGCCACAAAACCTAAATTAACAAATGTGAAATATAACCAATTTTTCCCTTTTGGCATTAACTTATATTATTATTATATTATATTGAATTTATTTTTTACTACGTTTTGATTTCCTGCTTTTCTTACTTTTCCTACTTTTCTTGCTTTTCCTACTTTTCCTTCTTCGTCTACCTCCAGTTTTAACTAATTGCATATCTCCATTTTGATTGTTTATTAAAGAGATATGACTGCCGCCAGCTTGCGAACCAGTAGTACAGCCAGCTCCTTGCCCTACACACCCGTCAAACTGAGCGTTAGCGCCCCCTTGTAGAGCTGTGCTAAAAGCATTGACTGTTACCCCAGTAACAGTATTATTTCCAGTCCCTACTTGAGGTCCAGGAGTAGGTGCTCCTAAAGGAACTACTACTCCTGCGCCCCCTTTAAGTCGTCGCCGTCTATATTTTCCTCCAGCAAGCTTACTTAAATTAGTTAATCGTTGAGTATTTTGATTAGTATATGCCATAGCTGAAAGCGCTGGACTGCCGCTCAAAGGAGCAGCAACTGTATTTGCTGGTATACCCATTATATAATATAACGTTATATTAATATAAAAATACTATTATATTAATAAAATATATGGACGATAATGCGAGACTACATTTACAAAAAATGATTCAAGCAAATGATGTATTAGACCAGACAGAATTGATGCGTCAATTAAAGCATAGCGATGTACTTAAAACGGATATTAACACGTTGATATTATTAAAGGCGAAACATAGGAATGAACCAGAACAACTACATTTAGAAGCAATGGTGGAGTGTAATTTTTTATTCACTTATTATACGGACATTTATAATAAAATCCGTAAGGATGAAATTGATTTGAATATTTTATTTAATTTCCTGGATGTATTAAAACGCATTGAACATGGGGAATTAGACCAACACGAAGCGTCATTTGAAGTAGGCACATTATTGAAGCGATTATACGTAGATAGTGCGCTAAAAAAAGCGGATAAGTTGGAGAAGGAACATGAACAACCCCTATCAGATAATAAAGTGGAAGTTATGAATATTTCATGGAGTCAATTCAAACGAAATAATATACAATAAAAGCTTAAAAATATAATAATAGTAATAACAACACATCTATGCCAAATCATACACTAGTTATTGTTGAATCTCCAGCTAAATGCGGTAAAATAGAATCATTCTTAGGGCAAGGATACAAATGTATTGCAAGTTTTGGTCATTTGAGAGAAATTAAATCTCTAGAAGCTATCAATACTACTACTTTTGAACCATCATATACTATTATTGATGATTCAAGAAAACAACGTCAAGTAGAGGTTTTACAGACGGCCGTTGCGATAGCAGATGACGTTATATTAGCGACTGACGACGACAGGGAAGGCGAGGCAATTGCGTGGCATATTTGTAAATTATATGATTTACCCATTGCGACGACTAAGCGCATCGTCTTCCATGAGATTACCGAACCAGCTGTGTTAAATGCGCTACAACATTATAGATACATTGACATGAATATTGTAGAAGCTCAGCAGGCAAGGCAAGTTTTAGATTTGCTAGTCGGGTTTAAAGTCTCTCCATTGTTATGGAAATATATCTCAAGAACAAGTGAAAATAGTTTAAGTGCGGGGAGATGTCAGACCCCTGCCTTACGCCTAATATACGAAAATCAACAGGACATAAATAAATCGCCTGGTCAACAAGTATATAATGTTACTGGATACTTTACCAATCAATGTATTCCTTTTGTATTAAATACTCAATTTGAAAAGGATGCCGAAGTGTATGCTTTTTTAGAAGAGTCGTTTAATTTTGACCATATATATAGTTGTTCCTCGCCAAAAAAGGTGGTAAAACCGCAACCAGAACCATTTGTCACATCTAGACTACAACAAACTGCGAGCAATGTACTACATTTCTCTCCAAAAGAAACAATGAAAGTCTGTCAGGGGTTATATGAAAAGGGGTATATTACTTATATGCGAACTGATAGTAAGAAATATAGCAAAGAGTTTATAGAGTTGGCCAAACGTTATATAACGGCTAATTACTCTAGTGAGTATATTGGTGCTGACATAGATAGCCTAATAGTGGGTAGCGTAATAAAACCAGTAAAACCTGTCAAAAAAACTAAGGACAATAATACATTAGCTAACACATTAGCTCAAGAAGCCCATGAAGCTATTAGACCTACTAATATTAATTTGAGAGAAATAGAAGACAACTCTGTTGACAGCAAAGAAATGCGCTTATATAAATTAATTTGGGAAAATACAGTTCAAAGTTGTATGTCTGCTGCAACTTGTAATAGTATTACAGCATCTATTACTACCTATATTCCAAACACTATATACACATATAGTAGCGAAATCGTAATTTTCCCTGGATGGTATATTGTAACAGAAAAAAAGACCAAGGAAAATCCTGAATACCAGTATTTATTATCTATTAAACAAAACGCCGCAACGTTATACAAGAAAATTACAGCAAATGTAACCTTGAAAAATTTAAAATCACACCATACAGAAGCCCATTTAGTACAACTGTTAGAAGATAAGGGAATAGGCCGGCCCTCTACATTTGCATCATTAATAGACAAAATTCAAACAAGAGGATACGTAGTAAAACAGAATGTTTTGGGTAAAAAAATTGTATGTAAGGATTATGAATTAGAAGGTGACGAAATTAGTGAAATTGTTACAACGAGAGAGTTTGGAAATGAAAAGGGGAAACTGGTTATTCAACCTGTAGGCATTTTAGTCATGGAATTTCTTGATACTCATTTTAACGCATTATTCAATTATGACTATACCAGCAAAATGGAAGCAGAATTAGACAAGGTCTCAAAAGGAGAGAGCGACGGCCACGCATTATGCGCACAATGTTTTGAAGAAATCGGAGCCTTGTCACAAGCGTTAAAAAGCACGGACAGGAAAGAAATCAAGATAGATGAGAAACATACATATATTATTGGGAAGTACGGCCCTACAGTTAAATGTGTAAATGGCCAAGATATAACATTCAAATCAGTAAGAGCAGATATTGATTTAGAGAAATTAGCTAGAGGCGAATATCGTTTAGAAGAGATTGTAGAACATTCTAGTAATAAAATAGGCAAGTACCAAGGGCAAGATTTAATTATTAAAAAGGGAAAATATGGATTATATGCGAGTTGGGGAGAGAATAGTAAATCTCTCTCTTGCTTTGGAAATAGACCTATTGATAATATACCATTAATGGATGTTATTACTGAATTGGATAAGGTTGCTGACGTGAATATATTTGACGCTACTAGTAGCAAGCATTCTAGTCAAAATGTAAATATTATTAGAGAGATTACGAATAATATTAGCATAAGAAATGGGAAATTCGGGGCATATATATTTCATAAAACCAGTAGCATGAAGAAACCAGCCTTTTATAAATTGAATGGATGTAAATTAAATTATAACACTTGCGATAAGAAAGAACTAGTTGATTGGATATATAATACACATAAAATACGTTAATTATTTTCTATTGTTTCTGGTACATACATCTTATATTTCTTCTGTATTTGTGGATTAAATATAGTAAATTCAAGCGTAAATGAATACGGAAATGTGCCAAAATCTACTAATTGTCCATTGTGATATCTTATTCTTATAGACAATTTTCTTATTCTCTCAGCAGGAGGATTATATATTTTATATACACGAGAATCATAATCAAACCATTGTGCTAATGGAACTACAGGGACTGGTATTTTAGCAAATGCCGACTTAACAATACCATTTGTTTCATTTGTATGTCTAGTTAGACCGGAGACTGCATATGGAATGGTTTCATCTAGAGCATTCATCCCAGCAATTTCCATATAAAAATGACTAAATCCCATTAAGTTTAATTTGAATGGAGCTACTATAAAATACACTGAGGAACCGACTAATTCAGGGTTAGGTTCTATCCAGTAACCATTATCATCTTTAGATAATACATCACCGTAATAAAAACGTGTTTCTGAATTACTTACGGCTTTTATGGCTGTTTGAGTAATCCTAGTGAATCCTAAATAAGAGGGTAACCCCCAATTAGAGTAATCAGGCAATTGTGAACGTTTAGCACAAGAGGCTCCTTCGGCCACACTTAGTGTAACATATGTTTTAGAATCATTCACTAACACAAATTTAGAACTACTATTTCCAAACCACAGTCGTTGAGATACGCTATTATACACCACTACAAACTCAGTATACCCTGTAAATTGTTCTAAAAATTCAGGATTTGTAGTAGATAGATATTTAGCAATGTTTTGAGTGAGCACTTCATTCATGCGATTAGTTAATTCTTTAGCCATTTGTTCTGGATTATAAAATCCTTCCTGAATAGGTATAAGTATTTCAGTATTATTTTGCGAATATAAATATTCAAATATCGCTGTTTGATATGGGTTATATATACCAAAAGCTCCTGGGTTATAGGGGTCTGTTATTTTAATTATTAAATAAGTATTATTCTGGATTTGAGAGAATACATTATAATTAGACGGAAAGGTCCAATCTGATAAAACAACTCCTTGTACGTTTTGATAATCTTGCGGCAATTCAATAGTAAACTCACTGGAATTAGGGAATTTTGTAATATCCCTATCTTCAGAATGAATAGATATAAACTGTTGTTCATACATATATTGTTGCGAATTAGGAATTATAGGATGATTTGTAGATGTGTTAAATCTGCTCATTGTTATGTATATATAATAGTTTTAATATTATATTTATATTAAACTATATTATTACATGGACGAACGTTCATTTAACGGATGGACCAAATCATTCAATTATACTAATGTCAAGTTACAATCTAGTAAGATTGAAAAAGCACAACTTGCTAAATTAATGGAGCAAGTAGAACTAATCCCTGATATGCTAGCAAAGATTGAAGAATTAGAAGCAAAATACGCAGTAGCACAATCAAATATAATATCATTATCTAAACAATTGGATGCGCTTACGGGCAACTCTTAACCAAACAACTAAGCCCCTTAACTTTTCTTAAAAGTGTATATATATGGCAGTTATACAGAGTTGGTATTCAAATATATATTTAGCATTAATTATTGTAGGGTGTATATTGTTAATATCTACCTTTGGGTCACATACATTATCAGGAGTGAAAGGAACTATAATAGGATATTCTCTCATATTTTTTGGTTTAATAATGATTATAGGATATTTACTTTCAGCATTAAACTCTAGTAGTCTTTGGTCAATGTTAACGTATAATGTAGGTCCATTTATTCCTTTATTAGCAATATTAGGATATTCTCTCTATTTAACTAGTTCATATACAACTAAAATAAGTGAAAATCAAGTGCCTGCCAGTTATACTACCCTTTCAAATATATCTGTTTTATTTATTATAGCACAATTAGGCATATTTTATAGCGGAACGTCTAGTAAATCTTTTGAACAGACTGGTGTATTGCTTTCCAAATATTCTATGACTATGTATTTAATGGCTACTATTAATATAATAACCTTAATCACTTTAGGCATAATGTTAAAATATTTCTCTACTGATGGATAACTTACACGGGGGGTGCCCCCTATGCTTGGCAAAGCCAAGCAAGGTTGAGCCACTTCGTGGCTCTGACCGTCAACCCCCAACTACGTTTTTATCCTCCAACCCTAACAAAGTTGCCCACCTTCAACGACGTTTTTATCCTCCAACCCTAACATAGTTGGGGTTGGCTACGCCAGGGGGCTTGCCCCCCTTAATTTAGAGAATTTATATGTAACCCCATAATGCGTATCCGTCTCCCATATTCCAGAAATTTTCAATAAAAATAGATTATTATGAGTGATTTTGCCAATATTATCAGAAAAAATTTTAATATATCCGTTCCTTAGTTGGTCGTATATTTTATATTGAGCAATTTTATTTTTAATAACAATTTTAGTTAACAACATTTCTTCAATGTTTTTAATAGACTCAATAATATCCTTATAATTGTTAATATTAAACATACACTTATATTTATTATAATATTTTTCAGTGATTATATCACTAATAGGTAGGTATAAATATATACCATTCATTACTACGTTGTTATTTGCATATAAGATTCTTATAAAATTGCTATCATCCATTACATTGTTTTTAATTGCTTCACATAACACAATATTATTAATATTGTATTGTTCTATTTTCTTTATAAGCAACATTAGAGTTATATTATGTATTATATTACGTTTAAGTATATACGATTTTTATTATAATGTGTAAATATATTAAAAATATTAAATTGTATTAAATTATATTATGTCAAATAGTAATAAAACATGTATAATATTAACGGCGACAATAACTATTATACCAAATATATGGCATTTACTACAAACGGACAAAAAAGAGCGTTTAGATATTTATTTAAAATCAATTAGACAATGGTTACAAAATACCAATTTTAATATTATATTAATAGAAAACTCGGGGTATACATTCCCTGAATTAGACGAAGAAAAAATACAACACAAAGATAGGTTTGAAATAATAAGTTATGATGCAACTACATTGCCCGAAGCCGCTTATTTATTACATTATCAGCATAAAGGGGGTCATGAATTATTTGCGCTTAATTACGCTTATAATAATTCCCTATTAATCAAATCAGCTATATTTATAATTAAAGTGACTTGTAGATATTTTATACCCAATTTTGAAGAATTTATTAACAACATTGAAAATATTGAAAATGTACATATATTAAGACAAAATAATTGGCTTAGATGTGAGGTAGTTGGAGCATCTACATCTTATTTTACGCCAGTATTTGGCTTACATAATATTATTGGACATGTTGAAATGTTATATAATCAACGCATACAATGGTTAAATGCCCACACTGTTGCGTCTGAACAAATTATAACTTGTCCTGTATTTAATATTGAACCTACCCGGAATGGAGGTCAAAACCATTTTTCTGATAATTTATAATACAGAAGAAATACATATAAAGAATATCATTACTGTTATATTAATGAAATTTCTAGAAACTCATTTTGAAGAATATTTATTAACAAATCAACAAGAAAATTTACATCCCACTTTGGATAAAATATATAATAAGTTTCCCAAAAATATACACAATTTTAAAAATCTTATTTTTTACGGGCCTAGCGGGATAGGTAAATATACGCAAATGTTAAAGGCGATTAGAAGATATAGTCCATCCGATTTAAAATACGAGAAAAAAATAAGCATAACATATAACAAATTACAATATTATTTTAAAATCAGCGATATTCATTATGAGATAGATATGTCATTGTTAGGGTGTAATTCTAAATTATTATGGCATGAAATATATGTACAATTATTTGACATTATCGCATCCAAAACAGATAAGGTTGGGATAATAGTATGTAAAAATTTTCATGAAATTCATAGTGAATTATTAGAAAACTTTTATAGTTATATACAGCAAAATGGGTTTAATTCGGTAATGTTAAAATTTATTATTATAAGTGAGCACATCAGTTTTATACCTGATAATATACTGAATTGTTGCGAAATTATACATATGAAACGACCATCAAGGAGTGTTTATAATAAATGTGTAAACAAAATAAACATAGACATTACTCTAGACAGTATTAATAATATAAAAAATCTACACTCAGTGTCATTAATGCAACCACATAAAATAGTATGCGACAAAATTATAACCATGATGTTAAATGTAGACGATATTAAATTCATAAAATTTAGAGATTTGCTGTATGATATTTTTATATATAATTTAGATGTGACCGAATGTATATGGCACATATTATCAACATTAATCTCTCAAAATTTTATTAAACCAGAGAATATTTCAAAAACATTAATTAAAACATATACATTTTTTCAGTATTATAACAATAACTATAGACCGATATATCATATTGAGAGTTATCTGTTTTTCTTGATATGTACGGGGGCTTTGCCCCCTATGCTTGGCTAAGTCAAGCAAGGTTGAGCCACTTCGTGGCTCTGACCGTGAACCCCCAACTACGTTAGGGTTGGAGGATACAAACGATGTTGGGTCAAAGCCCTTCGGGATAAACCCTGCTCAGTTATGCTGAGCTTGAGGGTTAATGGGGGGTTCCCCCCGTGTTACATTAATTTGTTATTTCTCTCAATTGTCCAACCATCAGAGTCTTGACCAGCAAATAAATGTGTAACAAATATAGTTCTGAAGTCTTCTCTATCTAGTATAAACAACACGTCATCATTTTTACCAGTATATTCTCTCTTATTCGTAAACGTTTGTCTATTATACAACTGTAAATATTGCTCAATGCCATGAGTAAATACACCTGGTCCAGTTAATTCATGAATAATATGTTCACCTTTTATATTATCCATGCTAAGAATTCTATCTACAGATAGATCAATTACCTGTTTAAGTATTGGCGATTTAGGCGGAGCTGCAAACAACCATTGACACATGTGTGTTTCATTTTCAGGAACGCATATCAGCTGACTATTTCCTTTAAGTAGGTGTTTAGGATGTATATTACATACAGTATCTATGTCGGCATAAACACCGCCGTAATGATAAATTACACAATAGCGCCATAAATCCGCTTTCATTACTGACAACGGCACTTTATTATATGCGTCATAGATAGGTCCGCTAAAATGGGTTTTCATAAAGTCGTCACACTCTTGGTCATTAAAAAAATAATATTCAAATTCAGGGACGCTTTTTTTCCAACTATTCATGGCATTTAATAAATGTGGTTTAGAATGTACATACTGTATAGATTTATGTGTTTGGAATATTTTTTTAGGGATATGTGGATTAGTGTGTATATTATTTAATTTTTGCTGTAATTGAGCACGATTTATAGATAGTTGTTGTTGTTTAATCTGTTGTTGTTTAATTTGTTGTTGTTTAATCTGTTGTTGTTTAATCTGTAGCGGTCGCATATATCATTAATAATATTTTAATATTTAAACCTAAACTATTATTATTACATATGAACATTCAGTTAGCAATAGATATATTTGAAATTAATACGAGTACTCATTTTAATATTGAATATATTAAAAAAAAGTATCATAAAATGGCACTACAACATCATCCAGATAAAAACGATAATAGCAAAGAATCTACTGAAAAATTCAAACAATTAAATGACGCATATCAGTATTTAAAAGGAGTTTTACAAGATGAAGAGGCTGATGAAATAAACTATTCTGACAACAGTACAGATTATACGTACATACTAGGTCTGTTTATTAATAGTGCAATGACTGGACTATATAATGAAATATTCACGTCAATCGTTAAAGAAATAGTTAATGGATGTGCTAAAATTACCATGAAATTATTTGAACAGTTGGATAAGGAACATACTATAGAATTATACAGTTTTCTCTCAAAATATAAAAATATATTACATATTAGTCAAGAAACAATTAACTCTGTGAGAGATATTATTAATACTAACACCGACGGGCAAATATATGTATTAAATCCTAGTATTGATGACTTGTTTGAAAACAATGTATATAAGTTAGAAATAGACAGTAAATTATATTTAGTTCCACTATGGCATGGCGAACATTATTTTGATGATAATATAATTGTTAAATGCGTCCCTGAACTACCAGATAATATTAGTATTGATGAGAACAATATATTGTACGTGGATATGGAAATTCCGTCGCATACATTAGTCATGACCCTCATAAATCAACAAACTATCCCATTAAAATTGGGTAAAAAACAGTTTGACATATGTACAAATAAGTTGCTAATTAAAGAGCAACAACTGTGTATTTTACAAAAGCAAGGCATCTCTCAGGTGGTTGAGACAGATATATATAATATAGGACAAAAGGCAGATATTGTAGTAAGAATACGGTTTACGTAGTAGTAACATCTTGACGTAATCTGACTTCTAAAGCTAATAATTTGTCTGATATGTTATGTAATTCTTGTAGGACATTCGCTATCAGTTGTTGTGTAGAAGACACAGGGTCGTCATATATCTCTCCCGTAATAGGGTCTGAATTTACAGCACGTTTCCTCTTTCTTGATGATGTATCCATTATATTTATATTTACGTATTTATAAATATAAATAAATCATTTCAATTTTTATCTTCCTAATTCCCGTCTTACGTCAGCAACAGTTAGTTCGCCTAGGCCTGCACGTAATGCTTGTCCAGTATAGGGACACCGGTCTTGAACTGTGCCAACCTCGCCGCCATATTCAAATGTACACTCACGTGTTTTAGTCGTTTTGCCTTTGCTTATCAACAGTTGTTCCCACTGTTCTCTCGTATAAATAACTTCAATCTGTTCATTGCGCAATATATAAGAAATCCCGCTATATAAATCTTGAATAAACACGCACAAATCTCTGCCAATCTTCAATTTGCCGTGAATTCGGTCATGGTCTTTCCATCCAAACGCCCAAGGGTTTAAAATATCCACTATTGATGGTTTTACTATACTCCCTTCACTATATACGTTTCCGCCAATTCTCCAGAAATTCGGCATACCTTCTACTGGTGTTGCGTATACATACTCCCGCGTGTTGGATAACCCTTTAAACATTGAATATGTGGTCATTTTGAAATATAGTGTACCCTTAAATACTTATAAAAAAGTTTCAATTTTTATAAGTAATTGAAATTATGTGTAAAAAAATTAATTATTAAACAATTACAACAAAACAAATCATAAAACTATCTAGGCAAATACAAGTAACACACCTATCTAAGCAACTACAACCTTCTTCTTAATAATCTTCTTCACCTTCTTTTCCTCACCAACCTCGGCACTGACCTCGGCAGCTACAGCTGCCTTGCTAATCTCTGGTACATGTGTTGGTACTGGCGCTGCTGCTGCTGCGGCTGTTACTGGTGCCTTAAACACGCTTTGAACTACGGCTGCTTCGGGCTCTTGTTCGTCATCGGAATCTGCTACATACGCGCTAGCAACTCCACCCTCTTCATCCTCATCGTCATTCTGAGAGGAGACGATTGGTGCGGCACTCTTCAATCGTTCCTTATCAGTAGAATTCAACTTAATATAACACTTGCCGGTCAATGCAAACGCCTTTTTCGGCTGAACAACTACCTGACTGAGCTTCCACGTTAGTCCGAACTTACCATTGGCAAACCAGAGACCACCGCATTGGATGACGCAAGCAACGTTGGTTCCCTTCAAGATATAGTCAAGGGGAGTTACGCTAGGACTAGCCGCATTAGGAAACAACTTGTTCTCATCCAAATCGTAAACCTCGCATCCCCAAGTACCATTCCAAATAGGCACCTTAATACGCAATGTAGGTGCCTTGGTCATGTCTGCCTCACCAGAGTCCCTATCCTTACTGTATCGCAACATAGGACTCCACAAAGCATCAACCACCTCAGCGTTCTTGTGCTGGCGACCAAACCACTCCTTGGAGAACGTCAAAGCGTCTGCCTTAATCTTTGATTCAAACGCAGTCATCACCTCAAGAAACTGTCTCGTCTCTTCAGTCGCATACTCGCCATTAGGGAATTGAAGCGACATATCATACTTACCATTACCCTTACCTGTGCTAGGGTCAACGAAATCAGTTGCGCCCCAGGTCAACATAAGAGGTGTTGACATACGCAACATAGAGCTAGTCTTTTTATTCAAAATATTAATACTCTTTCCACCAGAGGCATTTGCCTTCGGTGCGCTATACTTGATATCCTCCACATTGAACTCAGTGCCGTTTACGATCATGTCTGCCATCTTGTCTGTATATACTCTATAATATAGGCGAAGCTTTAAATCAATTTTTTTAACAATATAAAAAACACATATAAACACGGGAGGGCACGCCCCCGTGTATATATATAAACTTTAAACTAATTCAAAGCTATATTATATAATCTATATATAGTATGTACAATAAAATTTCAAAGGAGATGACGGATTACATGAAGGTGTTGGAATCCACAAATGAATTATGTGTTCAGGAAGTTACACAGGAAAAAATTACTGAAGAGAAATTTTATATACCATCTATAATGAATTACACTGACCTATTAAAATATAATTATACGATACCCCAGTTAAAACTAATAGCAAAGTCGTACAAAATAAAGACTGCCGGAAATAAATCGGAGTTGTTATTAAGAGCATTTACATATGCGAGAATGTCTTATTTTGTACAAAAAATACAAAAAATAGTAAGAGGTAATATTCAAAGACAATATAATTCAGCACATGGACCAGGATTTCTAAAAAGAAAGTTATGTACTAATGAAACCGACTTTTTTACGATGGAGCCTATTACAGAGTTGTTACCGTCACAATTCTTCAGCTACAAGGACGTAGATGGATTTATTTATGGGTTTGATATTATTTCTCTCTATAATTTAATTTTAAAATCGGGAAACAATGTTAAAAATCCATATAATCGCATGGACATTCAACCAACAGTGATTCAAAATATTAGAACATTAATAAGATTAAGCAAAGTGTTAAGAATACCCATAGAAATAAATATAAAAGACGCAAATATTAATTTGTCTTCTAAAAAATCATTAGAATTACGTATCCTAGACCTATTTCAAAACATTGATGCTTTAGGAAATTATAGCAAACCTGAATGGTTTTCAAATTTAACAAGAAGTCAACTATACAAATTTATGAGAGAACTCATGGATATTTGGAATTACAGGGTACAATTAACTGTTGAGACTAAACGCGCAATATGTCCACCAAATGGAGACCCATTTAGGAATGTTAGCTTGAACTATATTCAAATAGAGAACAATATGGACGAAATTCGCAAAAATATTTTGAATATTTTGGAAAAATTTGTTAATACTGGGATAGACCGTGACAGTAAAGCTCTAGGAGCATATTATGTGCTCGCGGCATTAACTTTAGTAAATGACCAAGCTGCAGAGGCGCTTCCTTGGTTATATCAATCGGTTTCTTATTAGTTTTATTTGTATAAATATTTAGGAAACACTAATAATTTTGAACGTTGTTTACATCACAAATATAATATATATTATTTGCGTTAAATCACTTAAAAAGTATTGTTTAGATAGTATATAAATGGCAAAAGCAAGCAAAACCACCAAGCCCGCATCCGAGACCACTGAGGTCGTAGCTCCCGTTGTTGTTGAGACTAAGCAGAAGAAGGTTAAGCAGCCTAAGCAAGAGGCGGCCGCTGCCCCTGCTCCCGCACCTGTTGTCGCTCAGACAGCAACACCCGCACCTGTTTCCGCCGCCCCGGCAGTAGAGGAGTCTGTAGAGTTGGCCGACGGGGAGACCCCTTTGGCTGAGCAATCATCCGAGTTTTTTGCTAAGCTCCAGCAGCTTGGTTCATTGCTTTCCGCTTTGAAGACCGAGTACCGCAGCATGGAGAAGAAGTGGACTCGCGAGCTTAAGGTCGCACAGAAGCAGTGCTCCAAGCGCAAGCGCAAGGCCGGCAACCGTGCCCCCAGCGGCTTTGTTAAGCCCACCCGTATCAGCGACGAGCTTGCCCAATTCTTGGAGAAGCCCGCTGGAACGGAGATGGCGCGCACGGAGGTCACACGTGACATTAACAAGTACATCCGCACCAACAACCTCCAAGATAAGGAGAATGGTCGCAAGATTAATCCTGACGCCAAGTTGGCCGGTTTGTTGAAGCTCCAAAAGTCGGATGAACTTACGTACTTTAACCTTCAACGTTTCATGAGCCCCCACTTTTCTAAGGCAGCTGTCGTAGTAGCAGTTTAAGAATACGTAAGAATACAATTTATATAATATTAAATGTATTATATAAATGCAGTTTTATTATGGAACTTCTAATACCACTATTAACATTACAGATTTAGTAATGAGTAAATGTATGTCTAATAATAAAATATATATACCAATGGATGATGTTACTAGATCCAACGTATTCACAGATCCATTATGGGGCATAGTTAAATCTGTATTTGTTCATAATGAAGGAATTATTACAGAAATACATAATAATGTATATGCCATTATAAATTTAGATACTAATGAAATTCAACAGATACATCGTGAGGAAATTGATAATAAATTAAATAAAATACATTCGTCATTAAGTTTTGTAGGAGGTTCATTAGATTTTGAATACCCTGAACAAATGATGGCAACTATCTTTTTGAAAGGCAAAGAAAAAGTATTAGAAATTGGCGCTAATATTGGAAGAAATGCCATGATTATTGCATCTATATTAGAGAATGATGCCGCACAATTTGTAACTATGGAATGTGACTTAAATACGTGTAAAAATCTTTATCAAAATAAAGATATAAATGATTTTCATTTTAATGTGGAACCATGTGCATTATCAAAACGAAATTTAATTCAAAAGGGATGGGACACTATAGTGTCAGACGTAGTTTTACCAGGATATACTAATGTTAACACTATAACGTATGAACAATTACTTAATAAATATAATATTAATTTTGATACTTTAGTTTTGGATTGTGAAGGAGCTTTTTATTATATATTACAAGATATGCCAGAAATATTAGATAATGTAAATTTAATTATAATGGAAAATGATTATTATGATATAACTCATAAAAAATATATTGATACAGTTATGGTTAGTAAAGGATTGTCGTGCGTATATACACAATCATGGTCAGTGCCACGCTGTTGTAACTTAAATTTTTTTGAAGTTTGGAAAAAATAGAAATATTATTACATTACGGGGGAGCCAAGCCCATCGTTAAGCAAAGACAAACCCGTCTTTTTCTAATATTGAACGCAATTCTGGTTTCAATATTGGTTTATTTATAGTATTAAATTCAATTACTTTTAAACCAGTGTTATTTTGCAACAAATCAAACATATTATATACCCTTTTTATTTGGTCGTAATTAGAGATAACATCTACATAATTATTCATTATCCATTCGTAAAATTCAGCATTTTCATTTTTTTGTTTATGATACTTTTTAAATAATTTCAGAATTTTATACAAATTAGGCTTTTCTTTATTACGTTGCGAAAATGCCACGTTGCTTTCAACATTAAAAGGTGTATAATCCGTCCCTGATAATATACATATTTCTCTGAATTCTTTTTGTGTAATTCCTAATTTTCTTAAAATGGCCTCTGTATTATATAGCACAGCAGTATGATTCATTATACTAAAATAACGTAATACCCGCGGACACCCATATACAAACATATCCATGTCTTCGCTCATACAAGCCCACGCAATCTCATGTAACACTAAATAGGAGCATAATTCATCTGCTTCGCCTGGCGCGTCATAATAAGTACAGCCATATGCTGTAATTAATTCTTTAACCTGAGCAATATGAGACTTTGTAATATTTATAAATTGTTTTTTCAGTTGCTCCATTTCTAATACTATCTCTTGTTTATCATCATCTAATGTCATGTTGGCAAGTTGTTCTTTTAATTCATTGTATTCATTCTCGGCAGTGCGTTTGTCTGCACGTCGTTTTAATAATACGTCACGTTTGTCTTGTGGAGATTTACCGTCAAATATAAATATAGGCACAATGTTGTAATGACGAAATATAGATATCATTAAATAAATATTCTCAATCAATGATTCCGAATATTTATACATATAAATGCTTATATCTATAACAACCGTTTTTTCGGATAAATCTGAAAAGGACACACTTTGTATAGGCATGTTATATAGAGTACTAGAAGGCACCAATGCCGTGCTACATTCTGTTCTGATAAATCGGTTTAAGTCTTTAATTCCCATGGTTTGTGCTATAGTATAATTGTTTAAACTGTCCAAATTTAAGGTTCAATTTTAGGAGGGTGCCCCCTTAACAGTATCATGTCATATAACTCAAACTTTTCATACACCGGTTTAAACATTTGTAACAAGCAATTATTGTCTACATTAATATTTAATTCTTTTCTCACAATATTAAATATTTCTTTAATTGATTTCTCATTGTCAATATTATTTAAAATAGTATATATTATATTATTCATTTCAATATTAAAATTAATAAATTCGTCCTCGCTTAAATACCAAATATATTCGTCATCAAGTTTATACATTAAAGTGCCTGTAACATTTAAATTAGTAACATGTCTACAAAAACAGTTAAATAGTACAGATAAACACCCTTTTTTGGGTTTACATTTATGTAACACATTATTTAACCACTCCTTAGTTACTAAAACTAGAATTAATATGTTATCTAAATTATCAATAGTTGCTTTTGTATTTGTATTTTTAGATACGTAAAACATATGTTTAATTATATCCCCAAAGAATAATTCATTAATGGAATGTTTTTCAACTATATCATTAGGATATTTAACATTATTTATATTATAGTTATACTTATATCTTGTATCTGGCGAAAAATCAATAATATTTAAATGACTGTTATTAATCCAACAATATAATTCTGGTATAGAATATGCCCTATCTTGGCAATGTAAAATCATGTCAACGACACCTTCATCTGATATGGTATGGTCAGATATTAAATGTTCTGATAGTCTAAACCAATTGTTTTGTGTTAATTGCGTATGAATATTTTTAAAATTATTAATCTTAGTTTCATAATCATTTATATCAATATCACTATTAATTTTTTTCATCAATTCTTGCATTTGATATACCCCAGTTCGCCCATATTTTCCATATACCATAATATTCATAACCCCGTCATCTTCTAATACATTTACAAGTGCATTTAAGCCATCTGATGGGTTTTCTAAATGATGTAACACACCAATACATATTATCATGTCAAACTTTCCATGGACCATCGGATTTAAATCTAGTAGAGACATTTCAACTAATTCTATACAATCTATATTGTATGTTGTTATTCTCTCTCTACATATATTTAATGCGGTTGGAGATACATCAATTCCTAATAATTTAATATTTTTGTATTTTTTTAAAAAAACACCCATATTAATTATATCAGTTCCTAATCCAACGCCAACTACAAGAATTTTAAACCCATCAAAATTAGTTTTAAGACCACTATATATATAATGATTGATTTGTTCTAAAAATAAATTGCTACAACATTGGTTAGGTATTGGTGCGAATTTGTCCATATACTTATCATATTTTGGATAAGTATATTTAGTATATTGTTTTTTAACTTGTTCCATATATAATTATTATTTTACACCTTTTTTACATTTCAAACGCCGATTTTAGTAGATGCGTATTTTAGTATAAAGTATTCCTTGTCTTCTTCATATTTTTCATATTGCATCAATAATGGATAATTTATAAGAGACTCCCTCGTCCATTTAAATCCATAAGATTCATAAAAGGTTACAGCGCTTTCTACCGAACTAAGTATAATTGTATAAGCAGCGTGTTTGTGTATGTTATTTAAATATATAATAAAATCATCTAATAGAGCAGAAGCATATCCATGCTTTTTGAATTTATGCTTAGTACAAATCATCAAAATGTAATACGTAATTTCTTTATTGCTAACATCTTTATGATAAATAAGGATAGATGGACAATTTTCTAAAATAAAATCAGTATCTATACAGCGGAATGCGATTTTATTACTTTCGTCTTGTAGTAAACATTCTATATAATTTGGACAAATAACATGATGTGAATATTTATAAAATAGTTTATAAATATCTTCTCGGAATAAGGATATCATTGGTATAATATCTTCAACAGCCTCATTATCTATAATATGATTAATGACGTCGTCTGAATAAAAATTCATTATAATAAATATCAATATATTTTTAAGTGGTATTAATCTACTCTATCGCTTATAGGAGCATGCATTGATGGCAATGGGCTAGGGTTCGCATTAAACACCCCCCACCTTAGGGGAGCCAACGACCCATACATACCACCGCGCATAGACCGACTTCTAGACCTAGACCTAGACCTAGACCTAGACCTACTTCTAGTCATACTCCTACTTCTAGTCATACTCCTACTTCTAGTCATACTCCTACTTCTAGTCATACTCCTCGTTCTTTTTGGCATATTATATAATTACTCAATATTATAATTTATTTTTCAATATTATAATTTATTCTTAATATATAACAATGGACATACCACATTTACAATTAGGCCAAGGATTTGTATTACATAAACCAGGGTCTACAGAAACAATTCTAGGATTAGGACAATTTGACCCAGAACCAGAGTATGCTTCCATCGTACGTGTCTCTGGCATTACGCAAACTACCAGACGAAACGCATGTTTTATAATAATGCCTCACGACAACGGCATAACAGTGTTGTACTTTAAAACTTTAAGCGAAACATTAGGAGATAATTTTGATGAAAATAAAGAAAAAATTATGCGTACTATTAAAAAACAAATAGCATTTAGTGTTTTATTAAATCAAAATGTTATTGTATATTTAGATACTCCTGACAAAGCAGTATTTCAAAATAGAATATCTAACTCTATGGGACAATATCATCAAGATATGGCACCTAGGACTTTTTTGCCTGATAATATACAACAATTAATAAAATCCAACATATACAGCAAATATACTATAATTGAATATAGGACTAATTGTGTTTCTACTACTATTAAAAATCCGTTTGACCTTGATAATGATATCATACGATTTTGGGCATGTCCTGGAACAGTAGCTTGTATAGAAGACCAGGAACAACAACATACCTCACCATATACTGTACAAGCTAACCCTTTTATTATTGGAACACATAGTAGTTATGTTGACCGTGCTGCGGGAAACGCAGCATTACAATTACAATATGATGCGTTTTCGTCTCACCAAACAGACTCAAGTTATAGACCATTATATAGAACACAAATTACTCCTATAGATAATATTACTTTACGAAATATAAGTACACAATTACAACAAAATAAGGATTTTATGTTGTTCCAGCTAGATTGGAATGATATAAATAATTTACGACAAACGGCCACATTCCCTCCAATTGACTTAAGTACATATTTAGCTGGAAGTAGGTCCCAAGAAGCAGGTAAATTAATGAAACCTAAATCAAAACGCAACCCACTTAAATCAAAACGCAACCCACTTAAATCAAGACACAACATACTTAAATCAACACGTAGAATAAAACGCAAAAGGGGAACTAGTTATAAACACTAAAGTGTTAGCTAACCCAACTCCGCAATAGTCATTTTAGTACTATTTAATAAGTAATCTATATCTTTTGTTTTGCTCATTTTCTTAAACTTATGTAAAAATCCTTCAGTACAATATGCCCCATTTAACAATGATTGTGTTTTATAATTTCTCTCAATAAATCTACAAAACTCTGTTAATTTAACAGGATTCTTGTCAAATTGTAAAATATTTGAATTGTTATTAACACACCAAGAGAGAAATCCTTGATAATTATTCAACATAATAAGTTTAATCACATAATACGCTAAAACGTTCGTATTTTCCTTATATAGCGTGTTCCTAGCCACTGTACTATATCTGGTAGTAGAATATAAATCCTGATATCGCAGACCCATAAAATTCAACACTTTCACCATTTGAAAAAAGCTAAATGTTCTCTCAAAATTAATAAAGAATTCACTATTAGAGAGAAATTCATCAACATTACTCTTGTCATTTAATATGGCATAACTACAAAATAAACTGTTCATTATAACTGCCCAAAATTCGGTATATGCCTCAAACAAATTTACCTCTGACATAACTGGAAATATTTGTAATATGTGTTTTGTACATTCATCCGTATTCATATCCGAAAAATCTAATGCAAAATTATGAAATGTCTCGTGAATGAATACCTTAAACCATTCCTCGTAACGGAAAACAACAATCTCTGAGTTGACTGGACATGTTGTAGTAAACGCTGTGTTTACATTTAATTGGTCTAACACACTTATACTAGATGTCGGCAGCCTTTTCTTCATAGATGTAAAATAGAGGAATACTGTCAATTCCTTGGAACATTTATTAGAGGCATGTTCGTTAATAATATATAACCACTGAAGCATCTTATCTACATATGAATTATATAACTCTAAATGAAGCTCTGGATTTAAATCTTCAACTATAAATTTGATTTTAATAGAACGATTAAAGAGAGAAAAAGTATAGCTTAATACATAGGTAGCAGTATCGTCTATATGTAATCTAATTTGTTCAGGAAAACTATTACTATTGAAATTTGCTGGTTTAGGGACTTGCGATTTATTTGTGATTTTTACAATATTTAATTTATAAAAAGAACTGCTTTTTTTAGAAGAAGTTATAAAGGCATCTGCTTGTACCATATTCTTATATAATCGTTTCAGAATAGACCGTGTTTTATTTGTTTGTTCCACGTGATTTATACATTTATTTTTTAAGAAAAAAGACATTAACAATTTACTGTTGTTTAATAATTTCATTATTAATATAATAATAATAATATTTTATATTGATATTATTATTACGCTAATATTTTATGATAATATTACACATAATAGAAAAATTAACTACTGTCCTAAATGAAAACTCAGATAGTCGCATTGGTCTAGGAGTTGATGACACGTATAGTGGGTTAACATTACCGCCAAGTCAATCACAAGTTATATGGTTATTGGCATGGTCATCATTGCCTTCTTTTTTGTATGCTTGTTATAGGGGGCATACTGAGTTATCACTAGTGCCTCTTTCGGTATATTCCTCATCTATGATATACTGGTATTATCCTATAAAGCATTCTTGGAGACATTATCTTGATATAGGGGTTGTTCTAACTAGTTGTATGTACCAATGTATCAAAGCGCGAAACGCTGAAAATGCTGTGTATTTTTATCCAGTATTATTTATTGGTATAGCATGCTTCCCATTAAGCACTTATGTCAGAAAAAATTACCCTACATTACATATTGGACACGTGTGGGTTGCAACTATTCTTCATGGACTAATTCATGTTATTGGCAACGTTGCCAATTTTATATTATATTGTGGGAAAATATGACCCTTTGCGAATTTTACACCTTTTCTCATTTAAAACGCCCACTTTGTGGGCGTAAATGAGTTAAAAGGCAACGTTACTTTGCGCATTTAAAATGCGCAAAGGTGTAAATGCGCAAATGTGTATTATTGAGCTTTTCTCAATTTGTCACGTATAATCATTAAATTATCATGAACCTCGGGTAATTTCGCACTTTTGTTATGTATTAATTTAGCGTTATTAGTATTTAATAATAATTGTATCAAGTCCATATTCTGCGTAAATTTTGCAAACTGGGCTTCTTGTATCGCTCTCTCACTATTCTTTCCAAAAAAATCAGGGTCTATTATAACTTCTTTAGGTCTTATAAGTTCCTTATTGAACTTCCCCGATTTACTACCAGCACCCTTCGCCATTTCCGGATTTTTAGACAATTCTGTGCCGGAATCTAATGAAAAAGATAAATAGAATTCCGGGTTATTCTTTTTAAATTTACATGCCTGATAGTAATGCTCCACACTTGCCCATTTATGATTATCTAAAGTAAACGGTTGTACCCAAAAATCCGACAATTTCTTCCGCCAGTCGGTCACTTGTGCTAAATTGGCAAAATCTATAATACATTGTGGCGGAATGTTCTCTCCGCTTCCTTTCCCTGGAAGCGGTTTACTAGAAGATTTATTATAAAACGCTAGGACTATATTATCATCACATAACCCTCTAATCTTCGCTTCAGAAGTATCGTCGCTAAATGTCGGAACAGGGTCTACCAATTTTAATGTATTATGTTTAAATCTCTCAAAGTCAGGAATAATAGAAAAAGTTCCTGCGTTTTTTTCTAAACATTTGTCTACTACCATCTTTTTTACATCATATGGCAACTCGCTAAAGGTAAAAATGGGTTTCTTATGATAACTCAATAACTTATAATGCGGACCATTACATTCTGCTAATATATAATATTCCGGCTCAAACTGACCCTTGTTTATCAGCACAGAGTCATTCAAAGAATTTGCGCATTGTAAGACTCCATTTAAATCCTTGGCTTTATATGCCTCTACTGACAATAATATAAATTTAACATTTAATACTCGTTCTAGGGTAGAAATTGCCCAGGTGTCAGCCCAAAACTCGCAGGTATTCATTTTATGCTTGAATTGTTCCAATGTACTAATTCCCTTCATGAATTTGGATTCATTGAATAACTGACCAATCATCTGTTTTTTATGAGCTAATTTAGTATGTTGCGCCTTAGTGGATTTTACCTGGTCAGCTATTTTCCGTTGCGAATCACGGTCTAGCGTTTTAGAAAATCGCTCACTTAAAGCCATATTTTCTTTCACTAATTCTTTCATGTCAGTTGCTAAGGTTACTAATGAGGTGTTATACATATCATATTGTTCCTTATAATGTAGGAAAGTTGGTTCGTCAATCTCGCCAGACAATTTCATTCTTAGCTTTTTAATAGAAGTTTGTTGACCAATTTGAGAGAAAGCGTCGCGAATGATTGCAAATAGACATTCGCCTGTTTTTCCTTCATCTTCATTATTCAATATGTCGTAATATTTGTTTTTCATAAATTGATTTATCCATTTATCTGTCTTATTTTTTTTATACTTGCGCTTTATCTCTTTACTAATGGCAGCAGTTTCCTCTGGCAAACTAGCCATTATAGGGACACCCTTTGTCGCAATAAATAAGTCTTGCCTTAACGCGGGTATTAATATTTCATTATTTGTTATAAAAGTACCTTCTTGGTCACTATCACTATCACTATCACTATCGCTATCTACACCCTTATCTAAATTGGGCCCTGTACTAGCTATAGATGATGCGTCGTCTTGTTCCGATTCTTCTTTTTCAGGAATTAATCGTATTTTTTCTATCATGGGTTTTGTTGCAAATGTATATATTAATGGTTCATTTAGTTTATCAACATTAAGACTATCATCATCCATATAAGAGAGAATATTATTAGCTAATATTTCATATACGCCTATTTGAATAGCCTTATTATTACTCTTTAACAAATAAATAGGAAAGTATATAATATTCTTATCTTCAAATGTATTTTTGGCATTTCCTATAGCAACTATCACGTCTAATCCTTTAATCTCTATTTGATATAAGTCGGATTCTTTGGATAAATCATCGGGGTCTATACTTTTTATTTCTGGATAACTTATACTATTGTCTAATTTAGATACGACCATATATAATATAAATATAATATATTTATGTTATATTTACGGGGGCTTTGCCCCCGTGACCCCCTAACTTCCTCACTCACATTAAGTGAAGTGAAGGAGGGTTCCTAAGGGAACCTTGGTTCCCTTACTTGGTTCCCTTTACCAAAGTACAAACTTCTTCATAAACTTATCATTTTTCAGTTCATTCATATAAAACCATAATTGTTTTCTCATAATAACTGTCTCAATGTGTTCAACATTATTTTCATACACAAAAATAGCATTAATTATTTCCAACTTTTTAGCCTTACTTTGTTTCAATTCCTTAGATATATTATAATAATCACATATTAATAATAGTTGTTTTAAATTATAATTTGTTTCATAATTCACGAAAAAATCCATAGTGTCAGCATGTGCTGCTAGCGGTTGTGCTAAATTTAATTCTTCAAATTCACTTAATAGTTTATTTATATCTGTTATGTCAGTAGTATCATATTCATTCAAATTACATGTTATATTTTCGCTATACATATAATTGTATATTTAGATTATATTTATATACTTATAACACACATACAACATGTGCGTTGAAAGTAATAATGTGCTATATTTTATTATTATTCGGGGTGTATCTATATCAACAGGCTTTGTAACAGTCATCGCAACCACTGGCCTAGGATTAACAATATATACATAATAATCTCTCACTATCTCATAGTGGGACTTTTCATATACAGGGTAGTCTGAATTGAATAATTGTTTATATTCGTTTGTATTTCTAACATAATCTCCGTTTTCAAATACTTCGGTCATTATGTAAGTGAATATATTAGTGTCTTTTTTTGGCTCACGTATAATAATAACTCCATGTAATTTCAATATTCTGTGAATGTCCATAATAATAAACTTCATGTCATGATTATTTATATGATGTATACAGTCGTTAAATAATACTACATCAAATATATTATTATAAAACGGCAATTGTCTACTATATTCTGTAATTAACTCTATTTGCATAAATTGCTTGCTTGGAAATTGTTGGACAGCAAAATCAATTCTAGTTTTATCTGTGTCAACTCCAACATAGTTATCAAAATACACACTCATGATTCCTGGTCCACATCCAAAATCAAGGACTTTTAGTTGATTATTGTTTATTTTTGTAATAATGGGCTGCAAATGTTTTACAAATAAATGTTGCTCAAAATCTTTACAAAATAAAAAATAAAAATATCCGCTATTTATAACTCCGCTATAATATTCATTTAATAATACTCTATTTATAAAGATTGCCATAAAAGACACCGCATTAATAATAAAAAATATAAGTCTTTTATTATTCATTTAATTATTTATACATTTATCCATTTATGCTACTTTTCAACAATATCCATAAATTTAAAGATGGCCTTATTAGACAAACTCTTATATGTTTTCACCTTACTCTTTGACAACATGTCAATATTATTTACAATATATTGATTTGCTGCTGTACTAGCGCTAGTGCCAAGAATCTTCTTATTATGAAGCAGAGCAATGTTCTCTGACAACTCATCCACCTCATTCTTTTTATTGTCCTGAACTATAAACTCCATCACCTGCGTCATTAAATTATGGGTGATTGTTATAATTCGGTCTTCTGCAATAATGCCATTCTTCATCAAATTCACAAAGAACATGCTCAGTGACTTTCGGGCTTCATTATCCTTATTATTTTTACAAAACAGGTCATAATTGACCTCCGCATCCACATATGAAATAGTATTAAATACTGTAATAAATGACGAGAAATTATTCTCAAATATAGTGAGCATAATAGGATATTGATTGATTAGGTCCGTATACAAATCTGCGTATAATTTAGAATAAAACCGATTGTTAGATGCAATCACAAATATCGCATTTCCTACCCTGGTCATATCTTCTTCCAATATTCCGTTGGCAATAAGTTCATCCATAATGTCGCATATATTATTTTTCTGTTCAACATAATTTGCGTCTGAAATTTTATTCAACACTAATCTAATCTTATCAAATTGAGCGTCAACGCCTACCTTTTGCTCTATAACCGTCGGTTGAAATGAACGAATAGATGACCAATCCTCTTCCCCGACGACTTCCATGCCCTTGTTACCTTTGCGCTTTTTATTAACAGAGGTAGAACTAGCGGGTTCGCGTTTGTCAAATACTGGAGTCTTAATATAAGTAGGAGACCCTACTTCCTGTGCTAAAGAAGATATAATCTGAATAGTTTCTTCTGGCAATGTACACTTAAACCCCTCAAACATGATGTTGGTAAAATCCTGTAATGTGTATTTCATTTTTGCTGTCATGTTATATAATATAATATAATTTATTTATATCAATTTTTATTGTAATATGATAATATAAATATTTGATAATATTAATAATATTTATTATAGTAAACACGCTTAAACATATAATAGCTATATAGTACATATGGCAGAACTAACAACTACAGTAAGCGCAATGGGGGGAGGAGGGGGTAGGGCTAGCGGGTGGGGAGGAAAAGTAGGGGATAGTAGCGGAGGAACAGGATTTAAGAGAGCAGGCGGAATTAGAGAAATGAATAATTTTGCTAACAATGACACAACAGTTGATGACACTTCTAATTATGATTCTAAAAACGAATTTTCTAATTGGGATGAACTAGAAATTACTCCTAGCATTCTACGAGGGATTTTTGCACAAGGATATGAAAAGCCAAGTCCAATTCAGGCCAAGGCTTGTAAATCTATTATTGCCGGAAGAGATATTATCGCACAAGCACAATCAGGCACTGGTAAAACCGCGGCTTTTACCATTGGCGCATTATCGCATATTAATTTGGAGGAGCCCACTACCCAAATCCTTGTTCTCTCTCCAACGAGAGAATTGTCTAAGCAAACAGCGTCTGTTATGGAGAAGATTGGATGTATGTTAAATGGTCTTCGGGTTAAAACCCTTATCGGCGGGTCTTCTATTGATGAAGACACCATGAGTCTTAAAAATACAACTCCACATATTATTGCTGGATGTCCTGGACGTGTATATGATATGATGAGACGTAATCATATTTCAAATAAGGCTATTAAGGTAGTTATTCTGGACGAAGCAGATGAGATGTTGTCTTCTGGATTTAAGGAACAAGTATATAATATTTTTCAATATCTCAGTCGCACAGTTCAAGTAGTCTTATTTAGCGCAACATTGCCTCCTAACATTCACGACATTACCTCAAAATTTATGAGAAATCCTGTTAAGATTTATGTTAAGGCAGAACAATTGACTCTTGAAGGAATCTCGCAATATTTTGCTGCTGTAGAAGATGATAGAGAGAAATATTCAACGTTGAAACATTTATACGAGTTTTTATCTATTGACCAATGTATTATTTATTGTAATAGCGTAAAACGTGTAGCAGACTTATACGACGCAATGGTTAATGATGGGTTTCCAGTATGCTGTATCCATAGCAATATGGAGAAATCTGACCGAGATAGGGCATTTTCCGATTTTAAAATAGGTAAATACCGCGTTCTTATTTCATCTAATGTTACTGCACGTGGCATTGACATTCAACAAGTCAGCGTGGTCATTAACTTTGATATTCCTAAGGAGACTAGCACGTATCTTCATAGAATTGGACGTGGCGGACGATGGGGTAGAAAGGGGATGGGTATTAATTTTGTTACTAGGCGCGATGTGGGTAAGCTTAAGGAAATTGAAGAACATTATGCGACGCAAATTATGGAATTGCCGTCTACTTTAGAGGGGATTATACAATAAGTACAATGCAACCCCTGTGTTCGTAGTTCGTCTATAATATTATTCTATTTTTGTTATAAATATGTCAAAAATAGAACAGGTAAATGACTATTTCAAGTTACCCATTTCATATACTGCAAATAAAATGGAATTGAAGCAACATATTATAACGGATTTAGAGCTGACAAAATTAAATATAGATGATGTCAAAAATATAGGGCCAGACCAAGACACAGCTAATAAGTCAATGTATCAATATTTATTTAATCCTAAGACAGTATTTGGTGAAAAAGTAATTGAACAATGGGCAAATCATTATACAGATAATGTCGCATTTTTAAAGGAGTCTCAACAATTATTAAAAACATATACACCCGTAAACACTAATATTGGTCCGGATGCGCATGCTCACATATTAAATGTATGGAATGATATTAAAAATGATACCGGGTTTAAGGAAAAATATAATTATATAGATTGGACACGCCTTGAATTTTTAAATAAAGATGAACGTTTCCTACAACTGATGAGTATGTATAATTTAGCATCACCTATACTTTCATTATTCTTACCAATTATAATTCTTATTATTCCATTTTTTATTATAAAACTTAAAGGATTCCCTATCACAACGAATGAATACATTGTTGTGCTAAAAATGATATTAAAGAACCATGCTTTAGGAAAACTATTCAACAATTTTTCCAATGTACCGATTGAGCAAAAAATCTATATCGCTCTCTCAACGGCGTTCTATTTTTTCTCTATTTATCAAAACATTTTGTCATGTATTAGATTCAATTCAAATATGATTAAAATCCATTTAGCATTATTCAAATTGAGAGAATATATTAATCATACCATCAACTCTATGAAGAACCTGCTACAATATACTTCTAATTTAGCAACACATAATGCATTTAATGAAGAAGTTCAAGAACATCTCTCTATATTAGAAACTATCAAGTCAAATATGGATTCTATTAGCCCTTATCAATTCAATATTAAAAAAATATACGAAATAGGCAATATATTAAAAACATTTTATGCGTTATATGACGACCCTGTATATAATAAAGCTATCATGTATTCATTTGGGTTTAATGGATATATTGATAATTTAGAAGGAGTTATTGAAAATATTAATAATAAACATCTTCATTTTGCGACATATACTAGTAAGAAAACCAGTGCATCTTTTAAGAAAATATATTACCCAGCCTTGATAGGCTCACATAGTCCGATTATTAAGAATAATTGTAATATGAAACATAATATGATTATTTCTGGTCCGAATGCCTCTGGTAAAACAACCATGTTGAAATCTATATTAATCAATATTCTTTTCTCTCAACAACTAGGAGTTGGATTTTATGATTCGGTCAAATTAAATCCATTCAAACATATTCATTGTTATTTGAATATTCCAGATACTTCAGGGAGGGATAGTTTATTTCAGGCGGAAGCTAGGCGGTGTAAGGACATTATAGATTGTATTAAAATAAATAAAAAGGATACGCATTTTTGCGTATTTGACGAATTATATTCAGGAACAAATCCTCAAGAAGCAGTAATGAGCGCGGTTGCATTTATGTCTTATCTTAGTAAGATTAAATCTGTTAAAACTCTGCTAACTACCCATTTCTCTCAACTATGTAATTTTTTAGAACAAAATCAATCTCATAAAAATTATCACATGGAGACTATACAGAATGGCTCAGATAACTTTAAGTATACCTATGTGTTTAAGGAAGGCATATCTACTGTTAAAGGTGGTATTAAAGTATTAATTGATATGGAATATCCGAAGGAGATTTTGGAGGATTCTGCGAATTTATTAATATCGTAATATATATATGGTCAACGCTGAAATATTTACACACCTTATGAAACAGATTCGTAATAAAAAGTTTATACGACAACATATGATTAGACAACGATTTAAACTATTACAACAAAAACTTGGAATACTACAAAAAAATAAAAATAAAAATAAAAATAAAAATAAATTACAACAAAATAAGACATATATGAATGTATTTTTAATCATTTTTAATACGTGGATAAGCTCTAGCAAAAATGTAACCTTTAAAAATAATATTCTACAATGTGAATTACAAAATAATAATGGAAATTTTAATTTAAATAAATTAGAAATACATCCTTTGTTGTTAAATAAAAAATTAATTAATGATAATGGGTCATTTAAGTATATTTTATCAAAAAAAGAAGATGATACAATTATGAACCTATTGTTTCCTGTATACAAGGGACCAACTATACCACATATTAATATATATAAATGTACTATTCTTTCAGTAGATATACCCAAATATAACAATATACGTAATGAAACTATTGCCATATTAAATAATTATAAACTTCCTCCTATAAATATTCATTTTGGTTATACCCCCGAAACAGTACAAAATGCGCGCTTTTACGAATTTATGTACAATAAACAACAAACAAACTATCATACATTAGGAATGTTAGAAATATTTGACAACTTTGTAAAAGAAAATTCTGACGAAAATAGATGGTTGCTTTATTTTGAGGATGATGTTAGGCCTATTAACATTAAACTAGGAGATGATTTATCAATATTATATAACGTTCCATCAAATGCTGAATTTATTCGCCCATATATTGGTAAAAATGAACCTTGCGATATACAACATTTAAAATATAACACGTCGTACAGCGGCGGATATAATCATGCTTTTTATATCTCAGTGTCAGGATGTAAGAAAGTGTTACATTATGCTAAAAAATATAAATGGAAATATATTTGCGACATAGATCTATATAAATTAGCAAAATATTGTGGCGGACATCCAACTGGGTTGGATGGATGGACTTTAAAGTCAACTAATAATAATAATGACATAGCATTGGCTTTAAATGAAGATGAAAAAATAAATATGTATCAATTAAGTCATGTAATATTTAACCAAACATCATTACCTTGTGTATAATTATAACGCTTCGTTTATTCAACAAATATTAATATCTCAACTTTGTGTAATAATGAGTATATGCGATATGTTTAGTACACCTTTATTAGTTTATTTAGGAATAATGTTATTACTTGTAGGGCTTTTAGGATTATATTTTACGCAAAAGCTGAATGAACAAAACCATAAAATTTCATCCATGTTAGGATTAGTTTCAACTATGGCAGAGGAATTAAATTATATGAGAAGTCGCATTAAATCTGTTGCGGCAGGTCCAACTGTTGTATCAGATTTTAGACCTGTAGCCAATTCATTAATTCCAGTGTCTGATGATGAAGAAAGTGACGACGATGATAGTAGCGCAGATGATAGTGAGAGTGTCAGCGATAGCAGTGTAGAGGAAGAACCGCAAATTAAAAGCATATCATTAGCGGATATTGATGAAACAGAACCGGCTATTATTATAGATGATGTTAGAACATTGAATTTTAACACTGGATTGTTTAATGAGGAAGAGAAAGATGACGATAACGATGATGAAGATGATGATGACAGTAGCAGCACCTCATCTGATTCTATAAAGGCTGACTCTTTTGCTAATTTAAAATCTATTAGTTTAGACGATTCATCTGCAACCCCTGATTATAAAAACATGCCTTTGAACAAGTTAAGAAATGTGGCTATAAGCAAAAAATTAGTTGAAGATGCTAGTAAATTGAAGAAGGCTGATATTCTGAAGTTGTTGAATGGGTTAAAAGTTTAATAAATAATTTTAAACACAAATTTCAATATATATAATTTAAATTATATATTTATCTTATAAATATATAATATGTCTTGGGCTACTTGTTATTCTGGGTCTAATAATATAGAATTTAATTTTCCACCTATTATGAGTGATGGGCGAAATTACGCAACTTGGCAACCTGAAGCCGTGGTTAATAAGCGAATTCAACAAATGGAAAATATCAAATCTAACTGGTCTTATAGAGAGTACATGACGCATCATGGACTCCAAATCATGAAGTATGACACCTTAGAGGCACATCATGCCTTAGGACTATATACGCATATTCATACAAATGAAACACCCTCTAGCAATGTACCCTTTTTATGTAAATCTACATACGATAACAGTAAGCCTGGGTTTGGTTACAATAATAGCGATTTGAAAAATATGTATGTGTCTAGAGAACAGTTACAGGCGCGAATGATGGCACCTAGTTTTCATCCGATGTAATAAATATTATCCGATTGTATAATACATTCTTCATTTCATTTATTCCATTTATTCTACTAAATAATCCTAAATTGGATTATTTGGTGGTGGCCCTCATCCTCCTTTCATTCGTCGTCTTTTAGATGTCTTGGGTTTTTTACGATTATAACAGCATTTACAACCTTTAGTATGGCGATGGGAAACGAAGCATTTTTTTGAATGTGTGTGATTACGCATCTTTAATGTACGGCGAGTCATTATATATTACACTTTTAAAAAAAAAGTGTAATTAACAAAGTTTTTTGCCACACTTTTTTTAAAAGTGTATATGTATGGATTTAGAAGAAAGAATTACCAATTTAGAACTATCTGTAAAAACACTTGACGCTAAATTACAACTAGTAAATGATAAATTAGATAAAATACTAGGATTATTAGAAACCGATTGTAAGAAAATGACGGACCATATAGATTTCATAGAACAAGTCTACGACAATGTTAAAAATCCACTAAATTTTATAATGAATAAAGTAAACAACTTACGTGGCTCTAGTCAAGAACCGCTTACGCTTTGTTAAATTTATTCAATTTCACATATATTTCTTGTACCATTTCAGGTGTAAATTTATCTCTAGGAAAGGACAACCATATATGACAGGGCTCATTTTGAAATTTTGCAAATTCGTATGGGTTAGCTTGTGCTATTTTTATAAAATCTAATACACTAGGACACTCAAAATATAAAGGAGTATCTGTATTGTTGCTACCGCTACCGCTACCCCCTCTTTGCCATAGTTGTGTAAAATGACTTATCATGATAGCTGGACCAAATATAAATAATCCTACATATGCCCATGCTCCAGGGTCAGTTAAAAGTTCATTACGTGTATAAGTATTTAATACAACACCGCTAATAACTGATAAGGCACTACATGTTAAACCAATTAATATATCATCTTGATTGTCGTTTATCATATTATTAACATATGGCGGAATAACTATAAGTGGCAGTGGCGATAAGTTGACTTCTTGGTTAAATACGGAATCTCTAACAGAGTTATATTTATCAACATTTAAAGGACTCCTACAAATAGGACAAGTAACTCCTCGTCCATTACGTATAGTCCATTTTTCTAAACAACTTATGCAAAACGTATGATCACAATCAAATATAGACTGAGGAGGTATTTGTAACTCCTCCATACAGACCGAACATTCTTCCGCCTCACCAGAAGCACCAACATCACCAGCACCCCCTTTATATTTTTTTCTCGTATGTGTTTTATTATGTTTACGCCTCTTATATTTATTATTTACACTTTTAATTTTCCTACTCTTATTGTTTTTTTTAATCTTCCGACTACTCCTACTCTTCTTACTCTTCCTACTCTTTCGCTTATATTTTCGGCCTCCTCCATATCCAAAATTGGGGTCAACTATTTTACCTGTAACCTCTATAATTTTATCTACTAATCGTTCTTCATCAAGTTTTGTTATTTCGCGTTCTCCATAAGAGTCAAATTCACTCATAATAACATCCATTTCTTGAAGCAATGATTCTTTAGTCGCAGGTGGCGTAATATACTCACCAGACACATTAGGCACTTTTTCTATATACTCCCTGCTAGTTATTATTAAAAGTAGAATAGCTACCTTACGTAATTTTGCTATTGCTTTTTTATTTATAGGTTCTTGGTCTTCTAAGTGTTCTATCAATGTTCCAATTTTTGTTTGGCCATTACGTGGATATTCGCGTTGTATCAATTCTGCCAGCGCTGGTACTGTTATATTTGGATTCTTAACTGTTTCAATAATAAATTCTAGAGATAAATCCCTTGGCTCAATTCCAGGGTTTTCTACGCCCCCTAGCAGCGGTCCTGCTTCCGGGGTTGACGGTGGTGTTAATTCATCATCCATATTATATAACACATATTATTATAATTCGTAATCATATTAAAGTTTTTTGCTACACTATTCTTATGCGGTTCCTTAGCATTGATATCGGTATTAAAAATCTAGCCTTTTGCCTATTTTGTAATGATAATGAGACCAACACTTACCAAATTGAACTATGGGATGTTATTGATTTGTCTAATCAAGATAAACGTACCTGTAAACAAAAGAAAGGAGATGCTAACAATAACACCATCTGTAATAAGTTAGCCGCTTATGTAAAAGGTTCCGAATGCTACTGTTTAACACATGCTAAAAAACATCCTACTTATAAACTGCCAAACGGTGAGCTTTCTTTAGCTAAAATAAATAAATTAAAGATTCAACCACTTCAAGAATTAGCAAATAAGTATAACCTTACTACCCATACAAAAAAAGCGGATATATTAGCATTATTTAAACAATATATTGAAACTAACTGCTTTGAACAGATTGGGAAAACAAATGCTTCTAAATTAGATATTGTTACTATTGGAAAAAATATCAAAGAGAGATTCAGCAACACATTTAATATGGTTATAGACACCATCATTATAGAAAACCAGATAGGTCCTATAGCAAATCGCATGAAAACTATTCAAGGGATGGTCTCTCAATATTTTATTATGACTTCACCCAATGATATTAAAATAGAGTTTATCTCTGCTGCGAATAAATTAAAGATGGGTAATGCTGTGGATGACGCATCTACATATAAAAATAGGAAATCATTAGGCATAACATATTGTAGACAATATTTAATAAAAAATATGACTAACAACTGGCTAACATACTTTGAATCACACAAAAAAAAGGACGATTTAGCAGACGCTTTTTTGCAGGGAGTTTGGTACATGGGGAACAAAGCCGCTACCCTCTACTAAATTTGGTTACGCCAAAAGGGGGCTTGCTCCCGTATAATATATAATAATTCGTACTAACTTAAAATTAAATGTTCTAATTAGTTTATAATATCAATGGAGCCTGAAATTATAGATATTTCAACATTAAATTTTTCTGATTCATCATATGAGAATGCACCAAAAATGAGGTCATCCAATTTCGGAGATGGGATTGAATTATTGATGAATGATAAAAAAAAAGAGTCTACTCGTGGCTCGTCATCTAACGATATTAATTTAGACGATTTGACTAATTTAGAAAACGAATTGAACGATTTAGCAAATTTGGATGATGAACCAGCTGGTCCCTCGTCCTCATCATATAGTAGACAATCCGATTTATTTAGTAGTGACAACACATCGCATTCAGTTAAATTCAGCGATAATAATTCATACAGCAGTGGTCCCTCTATTTCTATTGGACAATCTACCGCGGAAACTGCCAATGATGCGAAAACGTGGGATGGATATGGCAAGTTTGCGAATGTACCTATAAATCCGGATAAGGCAATGCCTTCTTCAACCCAATCACAAATGAGTAAAGAGGAATTATTGAGAGAAAAATTCAAGTATTTGAGAAAGCTGGAAGCTTTAGAGAAAAAGGGTGTTGACCTAACCAAAAAGTACTCAATGGATTCGCCCTTGGCGGAGATGCAGGGTGAGTATGAGATGATTATGGAGGAGAAGAATAAACAAAATTCAGTAAAGTTCCAGGGTAATATGCTCATGGCATTTATCAACGGTATTGAATTTTTGAATGGGCGATTTGACCCTTTTGACGTCAAGCTAGATGGATGGGGAGAGCAATTGAACGAAAATATCACGGATTATGACGAGATTTTCGGTGAATTGTTTGAGAAGTATAAATCCAAAGCATCTATGGCGCCAGAATTGAAATTGTTGTTTCAGTTAGGCGGTAGTGCGGCAATGATTCATATGACGAATACGATGTTTAAATCCGCCATGCCAGGCATGGACGACATCTTTAGGCAAAATCCTGATTTGATGAAACAATTCCAAACCGCGGCGGTGAACACAATGGGGCAATCTAATCCCGGGTTTTCAGGGTTTATGGGAGGCTTGATGCAACCACCAGGTAGCAACAGTGGTCCGCCGCCACCTCCAGTGTCAGCATATAGCCAACCAATGAGCCAAAATAGACCTGGCAATAATACATACTCTAGCAGACCTGATTTGAATATAAATATGAACCGAGTCAATGACGGCATCAATATTAAGGAGAATTTTACAAGCCCTAATGACCCAGAACGCTCTATGCGTACTAGTATGCGGCCTGAAATGAAGGGTCCAAGTGATATCTCTGAAATTCTCTCTGGACTAAAAACGAAAACTATAAATATTCAGGAAAATAATAATGAAAATACTAATAATAATGATAGCAGCACCATTAGCATTTCAGATTTGAAGGATTTACAGAATGAAGGTAAAATGCCTAGCCGAAGCAAGAGGCGACCCAAATCTGATAGAAACACAGTGAGTTTAGATATTTAGTAATTATATAATGTTTAGGCAATATAAATGAATGGCGTTAAATTTAATTTTCAATCAAAAAAAATGTCCAAAAGTAAAGGCAGACATAGTAAATATGCCAGAAGAACTAGAAAAGGAGGTAGATTAATAAAGTGTGCGGAACCTCCTTGTTTTAGCCGCAATTCAAGAAAACGAAAATAATTTAGCAAAAATAATTCAGCGAAAAAAATTATAATATAATAGTATATTATAAATGGCTGATTTATTTCCTGCACTTTCACGCACTCGTTCCATGGGTCGCTCCCGCACAAGGTCCATGGGTCGTTCCCGTTCTAGGTCCATGGGGCGTTCCCGCTCTAGGTCCATGGGTCGTTCCCGCTCTAGGTCCATGGGCCGCTCCAGGTCCCGCTCCAGGTCTCGTTCCCGATCTAGGTCATAAACTAAAAATAAGAAATTAGTCAAAATATAACTATATTTTTATTATGTATTATAATACATGATAAAAAAATTCACAATATACGGTGAAAGATGCTCAGGAACAAATTTTTTAGAAGAAGCTATTAAGGTTAATTTTGACGTTGAAATTACCTGGAAATATGGATGGAAACATTTTTTTGGTAATTATGAGTTTAAAGGTGTTGGTGATACAGAGGAAGACGAGACATTGTTTATAGGAATAGTCAGGCATCCAGTCAAATGGCTAGACAGTTTTTTCAATAGCCCACATCATGTCCCACCGCAAAATAAGCAAAATATTCGTGATTTCTTATTTAAACCTTTTTATAGCATTATGGAAAATGGTCAAATCAATGATTTAAATTACAAAACAAAAAAACCATATAAAAATATATTTGAATTACGGCAATTTAAAAATGATTATTTAATAAATGTAATGCCTACAAAGGTCAAGCATTATATATTGATTAACTACGAGGATTTGCTACATAATTATGTAGTTAAAATGAACGAAATTAAAGACAAATTTGAACTGCTTACATTATGTAATGTTATTAAAGATATTCCTTATTATAAAAAAAATAAAAAAGATAAATTTGTATTAAAACAAACCATTGGATTTACGCCGGCGATTGTAACTGCTATTTCTAATAATGTAGATAAAGAACAAGAAAAATCATTGAATTATGTTATATAATATCTAACAAATATGGTGTCGGCTTATTATTTTTTGTTGGTTCAAAAAACTCGTGAAATGAATTGAGAATATGTTTTCGGCTATCTTTACCTGTCATCAACTGTTTAATCATATATACTAATAGTTCATCTTGTATCTGTTTACCATTACGCTCTAAATATTCTGTCTCTAATTTTTCATATAACTTCATATATAAAATAACTGTTTTTATATCTGTAGCATCTTTGAAATACTTATCATAAAACACGCGAAATTTGGTGTCTTGCATCACCTCGTTCAATTGATTGAAAAAATCATTCTTTTGTATAATTTTCTTCCCTTCTTTTAACATATTCGGTTGTTCATTATATATAGCAATTTCGTTTGTATTATCTATATTATCCATTGTATTATTATCCATAGTATTATACATTCTTTTATTTTTATATAATTATAATATAATATATGACTTCAAATGGTCGTAAACTGCCGCGACATTATGATGACCCAATAGATAGTATATTAGTGGATTTTGTTGAAATTTTGAACCCTTATTTCAAGAGCATGAATTTTACACCTAATGGAATAACAACGTTATCTACCATGTTTGGACTAGCCGCTGTTTATGTGTATACTAAACATAAATATGTGACGTGCGCTGTCTTTTGGACAATTGGGTATTTTTTTGACTGTATGGATGGAAATTATGCGCGTACATATTCCATGTCAAGTAAATACGGGGACATTTACGACCATGTGTCAGATACTATTGTAAACGTCTCTCTATTAATTGCTGTGATAATGAATCGTAGTATTACTACATTATTCAAAATACTCGGTATTAGTAGTCTTCTTTTATTTTTTGTTATAATGACCTTTTATTTTGCTTGCCAGGAACAGTATTTAGGCAAACATAGAGCACACCTTACAAGCGACACCATTGGCATGGTGCCCGCAAAATGTACGTCGGTGAAGAATTTGTCCTGGTTACGATTTTTTGGCAGCGGAATGTTCAATTTGTGTGTTGTTATATTACTGTTGTGCCATAGGGTACGGTGGTAAACCTCCTTAAAAATTGATTCCTCATTTAAGTTGAATTCAACACATTATATTCAACTTAAATCATGATTAAACAAATCCAAACATTAGTGGGAAATAAAGCCAAGCCATGTTTTATATTAGTGGATGGTAGTTATTTTATGTTTCATCAGTTTCACTCTTTAGAAACTTGGTGGAAATTCTCGCATCCAAATGAGGCAATTGTACATAGTGAAATAGTTTCACCAATAGTGCCAAGCACAACAACTATCACCCTGGACCAAATTAAAGAAGATTTTATTGTTAGGTTTCGCAGTGCTTTTGTTAATAATGTCGCAGCCCTTTCTAAAAAATTAGACTTGACAACCGTGGACCCTATACTCATTATAGGCAAGGATTGTAAACGCTCCGATATTTGGCGAAACGACATTATTGAAAAATATAAGGGCACCAGGTCCACTGCTCCCTTTGCAGGCGCACCATTATTCAAGCTTGCGTATAAAGAAGAGTTATTTATTCAAGGCGGAGCCAAGGCCATTTTATCCTATCCGCGACTAGAAGCGGATGATTGTATTGCGATTACGACCAAACATATATTAAGTACATATGAGAATGCCTTAATATATATTATCACTAGCGACAAGGACTATTTACAATTAGTAGAACCGCGCGTTAAAATATTTAATCTACATTTTAAAAACATTGCAGAGCAAAAGAGTTGCCTGGGTGACCCAAAAATGGACTTATTTTGTAAAATTGTCATGGGTGATGCGAGCGACAATATTTCATCCGTGTTATCTAAATGTGGACCCAAGACCGCGCTTAAATGCTATCAAAATCCGGATTATTTTGCAAAACGACTCGCTAAAGAAAACGCATATGATAAATATAAATTAAATACTACTTTGGTTGATTTTAATTGTATTCCTACTGAATTAGTTCATGGGTTTATTTATGGTAAACTTTTATCTGACAATACCGATGGATGATTGACTATAAAATCATTTACTACGCCATCGTCGTCATATTGCGCACCTCTTTCTAAAAATAATCTTACTAAAGTTATTTTGTTGGATTCGTCAACATCATCGTTCTCCACTAATGTTTCTAAGGCAACATTGTGGTTAATGCTAATGTCAACACGTCTATCTAATACTAACAATTCAATTACTTCTTCACGTCCAGCTTGACATGCCATAATTAGAGCTGTGTCACCATCATTGTCCGGAATATTAGGATCAGCACCATTTTCTAATAATAATTTAACTATTTCTAATCTATTTAACTGGCATGCTACATATAAAGCTGTAGAACCAGTATTGTCTCTAGTATCAGGGTCAGCACCATTTTCTAATAATAATTGAGCTATTTCTAGGTTATTATCTCGGCATGTTATATATAAAGCTGTGTTGCCGGCATTATTTTGAATATCAGGGTCAGCACCTTTTTTTAATAACGCAATAACTATTTCTACATTGCCTTGAAAACACGCCTCCAATAAAGCTGTATCACCCTCGTTGTTTTGAATATTAGGATTAGCACCTTTTTTTAATAATGCGCGAACTATTTCTACATTGCCTTGAAGACACGCAATTGATAAGGCTGTATCGCCATCGTTGTTTTGAATATCAGGATTAACTCCCGCATCTAATAATACACTTGCTACTTCTGTATTTTCATTCAGACATGCAATTATTAGAGCAGTGAGGTTATTTGTATTTTGAATATTTGGATCCGCACCTTTTTCTAATAATAATTGAGCTAAGTTGCCAGAAGATTTTAATGCAACTCTCATTAAAAGAGTGTTTCCATTATTGCCCAAAATTGTAGAATCCTCTCCGGTTTCTAACAATCTTCTAAGTAATTCTAAATTATTCTGGTCTATAGCATTTTGTAGTTCTTTTATGCCACCACCATATTTAACAAACCTTCTATTCTTTCTACTCTGTCTACTTTTTCTACTTTTTCTACCTTTTCTACTTTTTCTACTTTGTTTCATTATATATATAACTTAGTAAATATAATGGAACATTATCTCCTATATTGTCTTCTAGTACCATTATTATAACCAGAATAACGATTGTTATAACGATTGTTTTGAGTATATTTTCTATCATATCCCAAGGGTCTATCATAATAACTTGACCGATTATCATAACTTGGTCTACTGTAATAACCCGACCGTTCGTCATATCTTGACCGACTATCATCACTCTTTTTAGAACTCTTTTTATTCATTGCTTCATTCATTTCAGGAGATACTTGTAATTCATACGGTTGGTAAATATATCCAAAAATACTAGCCACAGATTCTCTCATCTTTTCAAATCGTATTTGACAACCAAGGACAGCTTGTTTACTTAATGGAATTTCTTTTCCTGGATATAATTCTAAATCTATCATTACATAATAACTTAATTTAGACTCCCTAGACAAAGTGCTTATTCGTATATCATTTTGCGTTAGTTCTTTGCGTGGTACATAATCACCTACTTTACCGCCTACTTGATTGCCGCCTACGCTACCGCCCCTCTGTATTTTTCTCGTTTGAGACCTACGGCTAACTCCTCTTACCAGTTGCGCACGTGAGTTGTCCATTTGCGTAAATTCCTTATTAAACAAAGGAGTATATGCACACGTTGTTTTATCAGTTAAATATTCATAACAGGTGGTATATATAAAATACATCATTAGACCTCTAAGCTCAGTATATCCAAATTTATCATAACGCGGCATTCTATTAAACATTAGTTCATAATGAAGATACCCAGTCTGATTGCGTGTAAGCATTATAAAAGCATACAATAGCGGCCCAGCATTTGCCTTTGGCGCAGCAGCATACACCGTCATGTCAAGATCTATGGGAATATTTCTATTATCCGCATTATATACATCAGTCGCTTTAAAAAAAGTTAACACATCTATATTTTGATTAGTTATTGGAAATGTCTCAACATTATTATTTTTTCCGTCTATTTTAATAGTAACTGTATCAACTCTTCCATTGTTTATTTTTATTTTTTCTACAACGCCCGAAACGTCTCTTATTCCAAATTTAAATTTAACCATATTACCTAGTTCAGGTAACTCGGGTTTTATAGAATCTATTAATATAAATTTAAAATCGTTTACTTGTTCTATTGCCTTTATAGCTCCGTCATCACCATAATATTTCCCTCTTTCTCTAGATGTCTTTCTAATTTCCCCTTTTACCCTTACCAAGTCAGTAAGTGGCATACCACTATCATCAAGTAACCATTGCGCATATTTATATTGTTTATCACGAGGGTTAACTCTTTGTCCAGCTACTAAACGATAATGTCTTAACATACTATCTAGTTGGGCTTGTTCAAATCCACGCGATACTATCTCTCTAATATTCTCTACTGTGTCTGGACTGCCTGCTGTACCATTTAATTTCCTATTTCCGGTTAATATATTAGATAACACAATAAATAAACTATCCACGTTATCATCAGTATCATATATTTCCCATTGACCTATATATGGCAACACACTGCGTTCTCTATTTATACACCCATCAGCCACGCCCATGTCGTAGACATTT